TAAGTGAAGTTGTCGGAACAGGCACAGGAGGCACAGGAGGCACAGGAGGCACAGGAGGCACAGGAGGCACAGGAGGCACAGGAGGTATAGGAACCATAGCAACTGGCGTTACTGGGACTGGCGTTACTGGGACTGGCGTTACTGGGACTGGCGTTACTGGGACTGGCGTTACTGGGACTGGCGTTACTGGGACTGGCGTTACTGGGACTGGCGTTACTGGGGACGCCAACACGACGATCACGGCCAACAACGACTCGACGGTTACAAACTCGAGTGACGGAAATGTAACGATTACGACGGCTACAGATTCACAAGGAAACGCTACGATTACCACGAAAAACAATGTTACGGGTGAAACTACTACGGACAATGTGGCGGTTAACAACACGGCTGTTGTAACCAATAGTGGCGTTACAGTTAACGTGAATGCTGCGGTAGACGGAACGACTACTACTACGGTAGATCCTACGGTAGATCCTACGGTAGATCCTACGGTAGATCCTACGGTAGATCCTACGGTAAAGGCGACCTCCACGCCACAGGCCACAGGAACACAAGCAGCAGTTGATGCGAAGTATGTCATAGAGTATGATGATATAGTCGACGGAGAAGTTCAACCACAACCCGCAGTAGGTCAACCACAACCCGCAGTAGCGGCTCCGACTTCTTATACCCCTCCGGATAGTGACGGCGATCCTACTACTGATCCTGTTGGTGAGACTCAACCTGGGTATACTTCTGGCATTGCGGATCTTGGTGCGGGAGGAAGGATGCGCCCTGTGGTTGCTCCGTATTACCAGCCACAGCAAACTGGGTTGTATTCTTTCTACAGGCCACAACCTGGTGTTGATCAGACTCCTGCGGCTCCGGTATTTAATGAACCTACGAGTTATTTATCGCCCACAGGAGGTTTGAGATACGGAAATCCTTACATTGGCACGAATTTGGATCTTGCGCGGTTACGAGAACTGGCCGAGTTGCAAGGTACGGGGGCCGCGGTATTGCCTTCTGAGGACTTGATGAACGGCTCATGAACTTACAAGCACTTCCCGAGGACGCCTTAAAGGAGATTTTGGCTTTAACAGAGGCCAAGAAGAAGCTGGATACTCGTGAAAAGGCGCATGATTATTTCATGCCGTTTGCTCATCATGTGTACGAGAACTTTATTGAGGGCCAGCATCATCGTATTATTGCTGAAAAGTTGGAGTTGGTTGCGCAGGGTAAGTTGAAGCGGTTGATTATCAACATGCCTCCTCGACATTCTAAGTCTGAGTTTGCCAGTTTTTTGATGCCTGCGTGGTTTTTGGGCCGAAATCCGAAGTTAAAGATCATTCAGGCTACGCACAACACGGAGTTAGCGGTTAGGTTTGGTCGTAAGGTTCGAGATTTAATAGATGATCCGCAATATAAGGATATTTTTCCTGATACTAACTTGAAGGAAGACAACAAGGGCGCGGGTAAATGGCAGACTGACAAGGGCGGCGAGTACTTTGCGGCGGGTGTTGGTGCTGCGGTTACGGGTCGTGGTGCGGATTTGTTTGTAATTGACGACCCTCACTCGGAGCAGGACGCTTTGAGTGAGAGTGCGTTTGACAATGCGTATGAGTGGTACACTTCTGGACCCCGTCAGCGTCTTCAGCCTGGCGGTGCGATCATAATTGTTATGACTCGATGGGGTAAAAAAGACTTGACAGGCCGTTTATTGGCCGCGCAGGGCAGTGATGTCATGGCGGATCAGTGGGAGGTTGTGGAATTTCCTGCTATTTTGCCGTCAGACAGGCCGTTATGGCCTGAGTTCTGGGAAAAAGACGCATTATTGGGAATTAAGGCGTCCTTGCCTGTGCAAAAATGGAATGCGCAGTGGCAGCAGACGCCGACGAGTTCTGATTCTGCAATTATTAAGCGTGAATGGTGGCAGGAGTGGGATAAGAAGGACATTCCCCCGGTTAAATACATCATTCAGTCGTATGATACGGCGTTTTCCAAGAAAGAATCGGCGGATTACAGCGCGATTACGACTTGGGGCGTGTTTGAGCCGGAGGAGGGTGGGTCTGACAACTTGATATTGTTAGATGCGCGGCGAGGTCGGTGGAATTTCCCTGAACTGAAGGAGGTTGCGCATGAAGAACACGAATACTGGGAGCCGGACATGGTTGTGGTCGAAGCGAAAGCGACGGGTACACCGCTTATTGACGAGTTGCGGCTTCGGGGTATTCCTGCGTTAGGATTTTCGCCGGGAAAAGGGCGAGATAAGGTCACTAGAATGCACATGGTTGCGCCATTGTTCGAAGCTGGTGTAGTATGGGCCCCAAATGACAAGAAATTTGCGGATGAAGTTATCGAAGAAGTAGTTTCATTTCCTAATGGCGATCATGACGACTTTTGTGATAGCATGACGTTAGCACTGATGCGTTTTAGGCAGGGCGGTTTTGTTTCTCTGCTTGGCGAAGAAGAAGAACATGACGAATATCGTCGTAAACGGGAGTATTACTGATGGCACTGCCACCTCTTGTAGATTCAGGGATTCGTCCCGAGGACATGATGCCGAATGAGGCGTCTGTTGAGGTTCCGGTTGAGGAGCAGATTGAGATGTTCCCTAATGGGGCCGAAGTTGTTGAAGACGGTCAAGGTGGGGCAGTAGTTCGAAGTCTTGAAGAGATCATTGCGATGGAAGAATCGATGATTCAACCTGCGCATAACGACAACTTAGCGGAGTTTTTGGGTGAAGATTATCTTGGAGAAATTTCGTCGGATCTTCGTGCGTCTTACGAAGATGACATGGACTCTCGTTCAGAGTGGGAAGAGACTTACACAAAAGGTTTGGATCAGCTTGGAGTTAAGTACGAAGAGCGCAGCCAACCGTTTGAAGGAGCTTCTGGGGTCACGCACCCGTTAATTAGTGAGAGTGTTACTCAGTTTCAGGCGCAGGCGTATAAAGAACTGCTACCTGCGGGTGGCCCTGTTCAAACTCAGGTTCTTGGTATGCAGGATGCGGCTCGTGAGGAGCAGGCATCGCGAGTCAAGGACTTCATGAACTACCAGATTATGGAAGTGATGGAAGAGTTCGATCCGGACATGGATCAGCTTTTGTTTTATTTACCGCTGTCGGGTTCTTGTTTTAAGAAGATTTACTTTGATGAAGCAAAGCAGAGAGCGGTTTCTAAGTTTGTTCCTGCTCAAGACTTGGTTGTTTCGTATGCAGCGTCTGATCTGCACACAGCGGCGCGTGTTACTCATGTTTTGCGTATGGACGCGAATGAACTTCGCAAGATGCAGATTGCAGGGTTCTATCGTGACGTTGAAGTCAGCAAGTACGACGAAGAAGAGGACGAGGTTCGTCAAAAAATCAACAGCATTCAGGGTACTTCGAAGGGGTACACTGACGAGGTCTATACGATTTTAGAGATGCATGTTGCCTTAGACCTTGAAGGTTTTGAGGACATGTCTCCTGACGGGGAACCTACGGGTATTGCGCTGCCGTATATTGTGACGATTGACGAGGGTTCGGGGAAAATTCTGTCGATACGTCGTAATTTTGAAGAGAATGCGGATCTTGCTAAAAAGCAGCAGTATTTTGTTCACTACAAGTTTATGCCTGGTTTAGGGTTCTATGGCTTTGGTTTGATTCACATGATTGGTGGATTGGGTCGTGCAGCTACCAGCATCCTTCGCCAGTTGATCGACGCCGGAACCTTGGCAAACCTCCCAGCTGGGTTCAAGGCTCGGGGCGTAAGGGTTCGTAATGATGACGAACCCTTACAACCTGGAGAATTTCGGGACATTGACGCTCCTGGTGGCAACATTCGGGATGCTCTTGTGCCGCTGCCGTATAAGGAGCCTTCCGCAACGCTAGGACAGCTTCTAGGAACGCTTGTGGAGAACGGAAGACGTTTTGTGTCACTGGCAGACCAGCAGACCTCAAACATGAACCAGGAGGCCCCTGTAGGGACTACTGTGGCGTTGTTAGAGCGCGGCATGAAGGTTATGTCAGCTATTCACAAACGGTTGCACTATTCGCAGAAGAACGAGTTCCGTGTTTTAGCTAGGATTTTCCGTGATAACTTGCCTCAAGAGTACCCATATGATGTAGCGGGTGGGGATCGCACGGTCATGGCGGCGGACTTCGATGGTCGTGTTGATGTGATTCCAGTGAGTGACCCGAACATCTTTTCTATGGCGCAGCGGGTTACGCTTGCTCAGACGCAGTTACAGTTGGCACAGTCCAATCCTCAGGTACACAACCTCCACGCAGCGTTCCGTCGCATGTATCAGGCTCTGGAGGTACAGAACATTGACGAGATCCTGCCACCGCCTCCGCAGCCGCAGCCACTTGATCCGTTAATTGAAAACGCTCGTGCGTTAACGGGTGAGTTGTTGATGGCGTTTGATGGTCAGGACCACGACGCACATATCGAACTTCACGTTATGTTTATGAAGACGCCTATTGTTATGACTTCACCGCAGGTTATGGGAATTTTAATGGGGCACCTTCAGGAGCATATTTCCAAGAAGGCTCGTGAGATGGTTATGACACAGGTTCAGGGTTTAATATCTCAAGTGCAGTTGATGGCTCAGTCCGGCGCGGTGGATCCACAAACGGCACAGCAGCAGATTATGGAAGTGCAGCAGCAGATGCAGAATCCGGAGGAGATCGAAAAGATGGTCGCTTTACAGGAAATGCAGTTGATGAACGACTTGATGCCGAAGATTACTCCACAGGGAGAGGACCCTATGCAGGATCCGTTGGTACAGATTCGTATGCAGGAGCTTGGGATAAAGCAGCAAGACTTGCAGCGTAAGTCGATTGACGATGCGGCTCAGATTCAGCTAGAGATGAATAAGATGCAGCAACGTGCGGCGACGGATGCGGCTCGTATTGAAAGCATAGAAGACATCGCGGCCCAGCGGGACGATACTAATCAAGATCGTATTGAGGTGCAGCGACAGAAGATGATGCGGGGGTGAAATGCCACTCAAATCAGGTAGATCTAAAGATGTAATCAGCCAGAACATCAAGACTGAAATGGCTGCTGGAAAACCGCAGAAGCAAGCGGTTGCCATTGCGTTAAGCAATGCTGGGAAAAAGAAGTATTCCTCTGGCGGCACGGTTAATAAACGGTTCAGTCCGATAGCCCGACCTCAGAGGTTTGTCGGAGAGTTCTAGTGTTGTGTGTGCTTGTATTCGTTGGATACGGGCACGTTTTTGTGAACGGATACGGTAGTTGGTTCTATAAGGCGTGTCATTACCAGTGTAATAACGAGTATCCCAAACGCGTGTATCGCGTTAGCCCCGACTATTATTGTCCGAGGAGCTTTCGTGTAACATGATGGATCCATTTACAGCGTTTGCGGCGGTAAAGTCAGCGGTGTCTGCGGGCAAGGAAATTGTAAACGTCACCAAGCAGATCGGGGAGTTTTTCGACGGGGTTGATGAGCTACGCGCCGCGCATGAGAAAAAGAAGAACAGTTTGTTTTCCGGCTCGGATGAAAACGCAATGGAGACGTTTGTGAATCTTCAAAGGGCCAAGGACGCCGAGGAGGAACTTAGGCAGATCGTCATTGCAACCAGAGGTTTTAGCGCTTGGGGTGAGTTGCAAGCTATACGGGTGCAAGCAAGGAAAGATCGTAAAGCAAAAGCTGAAGCGGAGCGAAAGCGTAAAGCAAAGATAGTTGAGCGCATCGTAATCTATGGTGGCGCTGTAATTATTGTTTCTATTATGGTTGGCATTACGGTGGTTATTATTCTAGCAAAGCAGGGTCGTATTTGATGTCTGATGGTGTTTCAGGAGTAGGCAACGCGCCGTTTAATGTGGGAAGCGACATACACGCCCAAACTAGAGCGCGTGAGCGCATAGAAACGCATTTAGCGGAGCAGAGGGTAGAGAAAGAGCATAGGGCCAACCACAGCCATTTAGAGGGGCTCCAGAAGCAAAGATTGGACTTACAGGAAAGTTATGATAGGTTTGGCCGCAAGACTAATGCGGATAGACCGCAGGGAACGAAGTTGAACATAGAGGTTTGACATGGAAAAATTACTAGCTTGGAAGATCATGCCGCGTCTTATGATGCTGGTTATGACGATCATGTATATACGCGTTTTGGAGTGGGGAATGAGCTTGGATGATTTGTCCACGCAACAATCCGCAATGATTAGCATCTGCTCGGGGGCCATGACTGGCGCGTTTGCCGTGTGGCTGGGGTCTGAGAAATGAGCATTTTTACAGCCGCATTGGGTCCGATAGCAGATTTAGCCGGGTCATGGCTACAAGGCAAAGCAGCTAAGAACGCTGCCGCTGCGGAGTTGAAGCTTACAGAGGCTAAGGCGAAAGCGCAGATACTGTTGTCAAAAGAGACAAGCGTTGCCGACTGGGAGCGCATTATGGCAGAGGGCGCTAAGTCAAGCTGGAAAGACGAATGGTTCGTAATTGTCCTGTCTATTCCGTTGATTTTGGCGTTTATTCCAGGTGCTGAAGGATGGGTCGACCGTGGGTTCGAGCAGCTTTCCAAAGCGCCGGACTGGTATTTTTACAGTTTAGGTATTGCCATAAGCGCAAGTTTCGGTGTGCGTGGGGCACAGGCATTCTTTAAGAGGAAGTAACATGAGCGAGTTTAAGTTAAGTAGACGTAGCCTTGACAGGCTTGAGGGCATTGATGACGGGTTACAGGCTGTGATCAAGATGGCTATAACTTTGACTAAGACTGATTTCGGTGTGGTTCAGGGGATGAGAACCATCGAGCAGCAGAAAGAGCTTGTTGCCAAGGGTGCCAGTCAGACGATGAAGTCTAAGCACCTTGAGGGTAAGGCTTTTGACATTATGGCCTTCATAAATGGGAGGGCGAGTTGGGAATTGTCTGTTTATGATGACCTTGCTGATGCGATCAAAGAGGCGGCAACTCAGCTAAATGTTCCTATATGCTGGGGTGCGGCATGGGGCACACCTGAGATGCCGTATCCAATGGATATTCGCAAGTGGGAAGGTACAATGGAAGAAGCAATGAATGCGTACATAGACTTACGCAGATCACAGGGTCGTCGTCCGTTTATTGATGGTCCACATTTTGAACTTATAGATTAGGACAGCCAATGCCACAGAAAAGAAAACCAAGTTTTACCCGAGAGCAGCTAGATCGGTTTATGTCTGGTGCGACAGGCGCGGAAGCCATGGGTCACACAAAGAGCCCTGGCGCTGGAAAACAGGGGTTTATGGCGCAAGAGGTGGAGAAATTGTTGCGTAAAAACCCAGAGATTTTTGAGGATATGCTAGACGAAAAGACTCAAAAGTTTTCTATGGGCGGCGATGTCCGTAGCAACTCCAAACGAGGGAAGACGTACTAATGCCTACAATTATGATCAGCATTTTACCGGATGGTATACCTGTCGATACGATGACAGAGAATGAGGAGGGCAGTTCTTGCCCTCTTCCTACTCAGGACGAAGACATGAACATGGAAAACCGTGACATGGCGAGGTACGAGTACAATTACCGTGAGCCCAATACCTCTGTGGCATTTCGCAATGATGAAAGCTGCGGAACTTGCGGGATGTATAACCAGACAGAGGACATGCAAGAGTGCATTGGGGATGAGTCTGGAGACACTGGGTATTGCCAATTGCTCAAATTCGTGTGTAGTAGTCAAAACACATGTGACGAGTGGGCGGAGGGTGGTCCAATTACATCCGACCTACAAGGAGAATACAAGGATAACTTATAATGGATGTTGTCGACTGGGCAAAGTACATGTATAAGAAACTTGAGGAGCAGGAGAAAGCAATTTCCGATGCTCTTGCAAGTGGTGCTGTCAAAGACTGGGAACAGTACAAAATGTCGGTAGGAGAGATACGGGGCCTCTCTTTTGCGCGAGAAGAAATTAAGGCCCTGCTGGAGAGAAACGTAGACGATGTCGAAGACCTTATATCTTCCTGAACACGTTGCGCAGAAAATTAACAAAGAGAAGGGGGAGGCGAAAGCCGAACCGGAGTCTTTGAAAAGCGCATATGTTGACGCTAATGAACGGGTGCTAGACCCGTCCCTTTTAGACAAACCGCTACTCGAACGTCTCCCGCAGCCCACAGGTTGGCGGGTTTTAGTTATGCCTTATCAAGGTAAAGCTAAGACAACGAGTGGTTTATACATCCCTGATGAGATCCGAGAGCGCGAATCTGTGGCTACCGTTGTGGCCTATGTGATGAAGCTCGGTCCTTTGGCATACAAAGACACTGATAAGTTCGGTCCAGAGGGGGAACCCTGGTGCGAAGAAGGTCAGTGGGTGTGTATTGGTCGGTATTCTGGATCTCGATTTAAGATCGATGGCGGTGAGGTTCGCATTATTAATGATGACGAAGTTATCGCAACGCTCTTAGAGCCGGACGATATCAAGCATGTATAGGAGGTAGGTTATGTCTGAAGAACAAGAACCGGAAGTTATTGTAGAGACTGAGGAAGAGACTCAGGCCGAGGCGCAAGAATCCCCTGTAAAGGTAGAAGAACCAGCGCAGGAGTCTGAGGAGTCGGAACTGGACTCGTATAGTAAGGGTGTCCAAAGTAGAATAAAGAAGCTCACGGAGAAGTACCGTCAAGAAGAGCGGGATAAATCGGAGGCTGTTCGTCTTTCTCAGCAGTTGATTGAGGAAAACAAGAAGCTAAAGTCCCGTGTTCAGTCCCTAGACTCAGGTTATTTGAACGAGTACGGAAACCGTTTAGAGTCCCAGACTGTATCTGCAAAGCAGCTATACAAAGAGGCTCATGAGTCCGGCGATACGGATAAGATGCTGGAAGCTCAAGAGTTGATTTCAAAAATCGCTGTAGAAAAGCAGAGATACGCATCGGCTAAAACAAAGGCGGAACAACAGGCTAAGTTGCAAGTTCAACGTCAACAGGAACAACCGCAGGTGCAGCCGCAAGCACAACCGCAGGCGCAGGCGCAGCCGCAACAGGCTCCCCCAGATCCTAAAGCACAGGCTTGGGCGGAAAAAAACGCATGGTTTGGAGATGACCGCGTTATGACGATGGCGGCGTTTGCAATTAACCAACAACTTATCGAGGAAGAGGGGTTTGACCCGCAGACCGATGAGTATTATACTGCAATAGATAGTCGTATTCGGCGTGAGTTTCCTCACAAGTTCGAAACGCCTAAGAAATCGGGTGGAGGAAGTCAGGTCGCTTCTGCTGGTAACTCCGCATCCCGCAGCACTAAACAGGGGCGCAGGTCGGTCAAGCTGACGCATTCACAAGTAGCGATTGCTAAGAAGCTCGGCGTACCTCTTGAAGAATACGCCAAGTATGTGAAGGATTGAAAACATGGCTGATAGAAAACCTCGCGCAAGCGAAACCCGCGATACAGAAACGCGCAGAAAACCATGGGCACCGCCCAGTCACCTTTCCGCACCGCCCGCACCTGATGGGTTTGTGCATCGATGGATTCGAGTCGCAATGCGCGGCGAAGAAGACAAGATGAATGTTAATGCGAAACTTCGCGAAGGATGGGAACCTGTTCGTAAGGATGAGTATCCAGACTACGAAGCTCCAACTATCGACGATGGTCGTTACGAGGGCATTATCGGACAAGGTGGGCTGATGCTGTGCCGTATACCTGAAGAAACAGTAGCAGAACGAACTGCATATTACGGGGGCAGAACCCGCGAACAGATGACTGCTGTAGATCAGGACCTTATGAAGGAACAACATCCTTCAATGCCGATTCAAAATAATCGGCAAAGTCGTGTAACTTTCGGAGGCCGCGGACGCGACTCTGATTAAAATAGAGGATTGCTACAATGGCAAACACTAACGGTGCATTCGGACTTCGTCCGGTTGGCGTAGTCGGTCAGGCTGCGAACACCACTGGTGCGACCGAGTATCGTATCGCCTCTGGAAATACTAACGCGATCTATCAAGGTTCTCCTGTTATTCCGCTTTCAACTGGTTTTATTGACATAGTTGGTGCGGCAGCAGGGGGTACTGTAGGTCTGGTTGGTGTGTTCTGGGGATGCGAATACGTTTCGTCGACCAATGGTGAGAAAATTTTCTCAAACTACTGGCCCGGTTCTGGCGCGGATTCTAATCATCCGGTCAAAGCCTTCGTGTATGACAACCCAATGCAAACATTCGTCATCACGTCTGATGGTACATTGACAAGCGAAGCAACTGCTCGTGGTCATGTATTTGCAAACGCTAACTTTGCGACAGCTGCAAGTGGTTCAACAACCACAGGTATTTCGTCTGCTAAATTAGCCGTAGGCACAATCGCCGCCACCGCTGCGCTACATTTGCGTATCATGGGAATTCAGGACGATCCTGAGAACCAAGACTACACAGCGGCTGGTATTCCATTAATTGTTCGACTGAATAACAGTTTCAATTCCGCCAATGGCGCGATTGTGGCTGGTACTCCTTCGACTACTGGCGTTTAAGGAGGTCTAACAAATGGCTATTTCACGCGCACAATTAGCGAAAGAGCTAGAACCGGGCCTCAACGCGCTGTTTGGTATGGAGTACTCTCGGTACGAAAACCAACACGCAGAGATCTTTACAACAGAGTCTTCTGATCGAGCATTCGAAGAGGAAGTGATGTTGTCTGGTTTCGGCGCAGCACCGACCAAAGGGGAAGGTTCTGCAATTAACTTTGACGACGCTAACGAAGCATACACTGCTCGTTACAACCACGAAACAGTGGCGCTGGCATTCTCAATAACTGAGGAAGCTATCGAAGACAATCTTTATGATCGTCTTGGTTCGCGTTACACTCGTGCGTTGGCTCGTTCAATGGCACACTCAAAGCAAGTTAAGGCTGCTGCAGTTCTTAACAACGCCTTCACCGCTGGCGCATCTGCTGGTGGCGACGGAGTTGCTTTGTGTGCAACTAACCACCCACTTACTTCCGGTGGTACGTTTGCCAACGAACCAGCAGTAGCTGCAGATTTGAACGAAACATCTCTTGAAGATGCTTTGATCAACATCGCAGGTTTTGTTGACGAGCGTGGTCTTAAAGTCGCGTTACGCGGCATGAAGTTGGTCCTTCCACGTCAGTTGCAATTCGTTGCAGAGCGTTTGATGGTTTCCAACTTGCGTGTTGGTACAGCGGACAATGATACGAACGCAATCCGTTCTATGGGAATGTTGCCTGAAGGTTATGCCGTCAACGACTTCCTTACAGATCCAGATGCGTTCTTTATCAAGACTGACGCACCTCGTGGTTTCGTCCATTTTGAGCGGACTCCAATGTCCACCAATATGGAAGCTGACTTCGACACAGGTAACATGCGCTTTAAAGCGCGTGAGCGTTACAGCTTCGGCTTTAGCGATCCTCGTGCGGTGTTTGGTTCACCAGGCGCAGCCTAAGAATAGATACAGTTTGTGTCTTTGGGGGCGACTTCGGTTGCCCCTTTCTTTTTGTTTTATTCTTCTGTATTGTTTAGTCATCCCTGACAGTCGCAAGGTGCGGCTGACATTTACCTAGACAGGAGATCGACATGGGTACGACAACTTTTTCAGGTCCTATTAAAGCAGGGACCATTAAAGAAACCACGGGTACAACCCTTGGATCAAATATTAAGAACACTGGTCAAGTCGTTATGGCTCAGACATTTTCAGTGGATCTATCTGGCGGAGCAGTAGCTGCACAAGTTACTGACGTTGTAATTCCTGCAAATTCTCAAATTATTGACTGTGTTATTGATATTATCACGGCGGCTAATGCCTCAACAAACTTGAGTGTTGGTGATACCGTAGGTGGTGCAGCAACTATTTTGAATACATTTGCAAGTGGAACAGACGCGGGACGTAAATATCCAACCACGCAAGCAGGTGCTGCATTAGCATGGCAAGACACAGGCACAGCGGATATTCGTTTAACTGTTACTGGCTCTGCTGCAACAAATGCGGGTTTAGTTCGTTTTACAATTTTGTATCAGCAAAACAATAACCTCGCTTAATAGGAGGCTTTTATGGCTGGTCCAGTAACAGCATATAATTGGGTTCAAGGCACGACGGCTGCGATTGTTGGTCCGACTCGTTCTCGTCTCCGTCAGGTTGTAATTTACGCTGCTGCGGCAGGGGCGTTTACACTTAAAAACGGAGACACCAACGGGACTGTTTTGTTAACGCAGACGTTTCCCACAGGGCATCATGTTATGAACATACCTGACGATGGCATCATTGCCACTGCAGGTGTTTATATTGATGCGTTTACGGGTTCGGCAAATCAGCTTACGATTATCTTGTCGTAGGTGTCGAGATGGTCGGCAGTGAGGTAACGTCCTTTTATTCTCAGACTTCGGCAGCGTTGGTTCAACGGCGCTGTCGGCTTCAAGGTGTGCTTTTGACATATGAATCAGGAGCCACAGGGCATGTCGTACTTTACGACAACGCTTCAGAAGCGTCAGGAAAGGTATTACTTAGAGTCGATGAAACTTCTCAAGGTATGGATGAAATATTTCTTCCTGGGGATGGTATACTAGCTAAAAAAGGTGTGTACGCTTCGATTCCCAGTAACACTACCATATCAGTGATTGTGGAGTAGTTATGGCTAAGATCGACAAGTCCAAGATGAAATGCAACAAACCTAAACGTCAGATCTCCGGCGGTAAGAAGTCCGTTGTAAAGGCTTGTAAGGACGGCAAAGAAAAGATTATTCGCTTTGGCGATGCCAAGATGACGATTAAGAAGTCAAACCCCAAGCGCCGCAAGTCTTTCCGTGCGCGTCATGGGTGTGATACGAAGAAGTTAGACAAGTTAACGGCTCGTTACTGGTCGTGTAAGATGTGGTAGGAATATGAAGATCAACTCCCAAGATATTTTTGCCGCAACGATAACTTTGCTTTTAGGCTGGGGGTCCTTTCAGTTGTATAACATGAACGCCAATATGGCTGTCGTCAGCTATAAGGTTGATGAAAACTACAATATGATAAAGCCAATGTGGCAAGACTTTCTAGTACGGAGTGCAACGCACAATGAGTATAACCCGGATGTCTATGGCCCAACAAGTATCCAAGCCTCCACAGGAGCGGACTAATGGCAGAAAAGAAGACAAAGAAAGACGCTTGCTACCACAAAGTAAAAAGTCGCTACAAGGTGTGGCCCAGCGCCTACGCTTCGGGAGCCCTGTCAAAGTGCCGAAAGGTGGGCGCAAAAAACTGGGGAAAATCTACTAACAAAAAGGCTGAGGGCGGTCTTATTGCTGCGGTGGACAACCCCAAACGTGTAGCGCGTAATCGTTACAAAGACGGTGGGATGATCGCTTCTGGTTGTGGTTGCGTTGAAGAAAATAGACGTAAGAGTACGAGGACGTATTAGTGGCGAAGAAAAAGAACTCATTGCGTGAATGGTTCTCCCAGAATGACGGGAAGGGTTGGGTCGATTGTAAGACTGGCAAGCCCTGTGGTCGTCAAAAGGGGGAGAAGCGTAAGGGTTATCCTGCTTGTCGCCCTACTATGGCGCAGTGTACGTCAGCGGCAAAGAAGAAGAAGTCTTCGAAACGGATTAATTGGAAAGCTAACGGCGGATTAGTGAGGGTCTTTTGATAGAGTCTTGGGTAAAAGATTTGGCGCAGCCATCTGAGTTTAATAACAACGTCCCTCGTTGTCCGTTTGCTTTGCAGGTTTACGAGGCGGGCGAGGTTAAGACTGTTGTAACAGATGATTTATGGTCAGATGTTTTACACGAATGTGCAGGATTTAACGCTAAAGGGTATAAAGTTGCCATGTTTTTCGACTACGATTACACTGACGACTATCAATCGTTAGAAGATCGATGTCATGCGTTAAACAGATTTTTCAGTGATGTTGATAAAGACATTTGGCTGCTTGCATTTCATTCAGGGGCAGAAGGCGTTGTGTTTGTGCAGCGTTGGAGCGATTTAGAGAATGCTGCTGCAAAACTTGAGAAACTAGGCTACTATAAAAATTATGAGCCTGATGACTATAAACGGCATATACTAATGCGTAGACAAAGGAGTGTTTAAAATGCCAGGTAAAAAATTCCCCGATTTGACCGGAGATGGTAAAGTCACACAAGCAGATATTCTTAAAGGCCGAGGGGTCAACAAGATGATGCGTGGCGGTCCAGTTAAGATGATGCGTGGCGGTCCAGTTAAGATGATGCGTGGCGGTCCAGTTAAGATGATGCGCGGTGGTAAGGTTGGCTATGCCAACGGCGGTTGTGTAATGGCTGGCCGTGGTGGGTCTTTTAAAGGAAGCAGCTGATGGCAACTTCAGGTTCAAGAGATTTTAACCTCGATGTAGGGGAGGTTATTGAAGAAGCGTATGAGCGGTGTGGATTAGAGGTCCGCACGGGCTACGATGCTCGCACGGCTCGCAGATCTTTGAACCTGATGTTTGCAGACTGGGCGAACCGTGGGTTAAACTTGTGGACTGTCAAGCAGGGCACGATTACCCTTACCCAAGGTCAAGCACAGGAGACGTTGACGGATGATGTGGTTGATCTCCTTGATGTGGTGGTTCGTCGAAATGGCACAGACTTTGAGGTTGAGCGCATTAGCCGTGGCGAATATTCAACTCTTCCAAACAACACGACTCAAGGCCGTACCAGCCAGTACTGGTTGAATAGGCAGATTGATCCTGTAATCAATCTTTGGGCTGTACCGGAGAACTCAACGGATCAACTGATTTACTATTATGTGCGTCGGATTCAGGATGCAGATGCTTTGGTGAATACTACTGATATGCCCTTCAGGTTCTTTCCCTGCATGGTGGCGGGATTAGCCTATTATATGGCTATGAAACGTGCGCCGGAGCGTGTGCAGTTGTTGAAGACGGTATACGAAGAAGAGTTCCAACGCGCAGCGGACGAGGACCAAGGTCGGACTCCTTTGAAGTTGCAGCCTAGTCTAAGTTATTTGAGGGTATAATGGCATACGCTAGTGGCAAAAATGCTTGGGGTATATCTGATCGGTCTGGTCGCCGTTACCGTCTTCGTGAAATGAAGGTGGAGTGGACGGGGTCTAAAGTTGGCCCAGACGAGTTCGAGCCCAAACATCCGCAGTTGTACCCGCCGAAAGCATATCCAGATCCGCAAGCATTACGGGATCCTCGTCCAGAGACACAGCTTGCCGAGCAACGTGCAGTGCAGTGGGGCTGGAATCCTGTGGGCTTCGCATATATTCCAGGGCTTAGTCCTTCTAATAATTTGGTTGCCCAAGGCTCAGTCGGAACAGTAACGGTGGTGACAACATGAGTTTTACATACGCGCAGCTTAAACAGGCTATTCAAGATTATACAGAGAACGATGAGACATCGTTTGTCACAAACCTTCCTTTGTTTATTAGGCAGGCGGAAGAGCGGATCTTGAAGAATGTACAGCTTAGTTTGTTTAGAAAGAACTCTACTGCTTCAACTACCGCGGGCAATCCTTATTTAGCGGTTCCCTCCGATTTTCTGGCTCCCTTCTCATTGAGCTTGCGGGGTCCAGACGCGGACAGGTTTTTTATTGAGTTTAAGGATCCTAGCTTTTTGCAGACCTATACTCCGGACGACACGACAACTGGTGCGCCCCGTTACTATGGGGTATTTGACGTAGAAAACTTTCTATTGGCTCCAACGCCAAATGCTCCTGCGGTTGGTGCAAACTACACTGCGGAGCTTCATTATTTTTATCGGCCACTTAGTCTGACTGCGGGTGCTGATGGCGCAACGACTTGGCTTAGTATAAATGCTGAAATGGCGCTGTTGTATGGATCTTTGATCGAGGCTTACATTTATATGAAGGGCGAGCAGGACATAATGTCGTTGTACAACTCTCGTTTTAAAGAAGCCTTGGTGGGAATCAAACAGCTTGGTGAGGCAAAAGAAACTACGGATGAGTACCGTACAGGTAAAGTATTACGGGAGAAAACGTAATGTTTGAGTTTAAGGTAGATATCAACAAGGACGCTCCTGTCATCGGGGTAAACACTACCGACAACCGGGGATTTACTCCTGACGAGTTAGCGGAGCAGTGTGTTGAGAAGATTATTTCGGTTTCCGATACTGCCCATCCAGGGATACGGGACCAAGCTCGTGCTTTTTCGAAGCACGTCGAAACGCTTGTTGCATATTATATGCGGCAGGCTATTCGCAGTGACCGCACAACTGTGTATAATGCACTCAAGGATGCGGGAAACCCCGAACTGGCTGAACTTATAAGGAGACTATAATCATGGCTTTCAGCGGAAACTATATGTGTACTTCTTTTAAGCAGGAATTGCTTACTGGTAGTCACAACTTTACAAACTCATCAGGCGACACTTTTAAGTTAGCTCTGTATACCAACAGTGCTTCTTTCAATGCGGCGACAACTGCTTACACTTCATCAAACGAAGTTGGTAACTCTGGTTCGTATTCAGCAGGTGGCGGCACACTTACAAATGTGACACCGACAACTTCTGGTACAACAGCGTTCACAGACTTTGCGGATTTGACGTTTACCTCAGCTACAATCACTGCGCGTGGTGCGTTGATTTACAATACAACCACTGGCGCAGGGTCGGGTACTACGGACACTGTTGTTGTTTTGGACTTTGGCTCTGACAAGTCTTCTACAGCGGGTGACTTCCAGATTGTATTCCCAACTGCTGACGCTACTAACGCTCTTATTCGTATCGCGTAAGGGGCAACCCTATGGCGAACATCACTGGTTGGAGTCGTGGCGAATGGGGAGAGTCTGCTTGGAATGAAGCAGTTCCTGTCCGTGTGGGTCACACTCTTAACGGGTGGGGGGAGTTAGGGTTTGGTACTACTGCTTGGGGCGGCGAAAAATCTACTCTTGACGCTTTGCAAGGCCAAGTTGGCGTTGCGGTTATTCGTGAGAATGTTTCGGTTACGGTTACGGGACTCGGCTCTGTCAGTGCCGTTGGTTCTGTTATTGCTAAAGGCAACAATAATGTTAGTGCCGTTGGGGTGTCCGGCACGGGTACGGTTGGTGATGTAACTCTTCGTACTGAGCAGAATATTCCAACAACAGGTCTTGAAGCAACAATGGCTGTTGGTGCTGTCACTGTTGTGGAAGGCGCGGGAGTTACGGTCACACTTACGGCGTCGTTGCTTGGAACAACGGCGCTTAACGGAGTTACTGTTGTTATTAACGCTTATGCCCCGGCGACAGGTCTTGAGGCTTCGGGAAATGTTGGCAGTGTCACGATCATCGAAGGCACGGGTGTAGATGTAAATGCTGTAGGAGTTGAAGCGGTTGGTGGGGTGACAGCGCCCACTATAATTGGTGATGCTCCAAATGTCCAAGTGACGGGACTTGCTGCATCAGGGCTTGTAAACCCCATTGAACTACGCACTTTCCAAAGAGTTCCTGTTAACAACATTGGCATGATAATGACCTCTGGAGTTGGAGCGGTTGAGCCTAAAGGAAACGCGATTTTAAACGTCACGGGGCTTAGTGCTAGCGCAACGGTTGGTTCTGTGCTAGTTTATGATAACATTATTCCAAACCCAGGAACGTCTTGGACGCCTGTGTCTCCTTCTGGAGGAGATACTTGGACTGAAGAGGGACCAAATCCTGGCACAACTTGGACTGAAATAGCAGCGTAAAGGTAAGGAAATATGGCTACCTATACTACAAATGGCGGTATTACAAAGATCGCGACGGGCGATGAGTCCGGTACTTGGGGCAATACCACTAACCTCAACTTCGACATCTTGGACCGACTGACCAACGGTGTTGGTACAATTACGTTGTCTGGAACAACGCATACTTTGACAACCTCGGATGGGGCTTTGTCCGATGGTCAGTATCGTGTTTTGGTTCTTTCTGGCAGTCCAAGTGGAACTAATACAATTACGGTAGCTCCCAATGACAGCCAAAAGTTTTACGTCGTAAAGAACAACTCAGGGCAGTCTGCGGTGTTTTCACAGGGGAGCGGGGCTAACGTAACGGTAGCTAATGGCAACACGGCGTTTATTTACTGCGACGGCGCTGGATCAGGGGCCGCGGTTGTTGATCTTACGGCCACAATCCCAGCTACGGGATCATTGCTTGCTGCGAATAACTTATCAGATGTTGCGAATGCAGGAACCTCACGAACGAATCTAGGCGTGGCAGTTGGATCAGATGTATTGGCGTATGATGCAAACTTGCAGGCATTTGTAACGGCGCTTACTCTGCCGACATCGGATGGCACAAGCGGCCAAGCATTAGTTACTAACGGAAGTGGCACTATTAGTTTTGGTAGTGCTGGTATATCAACTGGTAAAGCCATAGCTATGGCAATCGTGTTTGGCTAAAGGAGAAAACAAATGGCTGCACCGAATATTGTAAATGTCGCAACGATCACGGGCAAATCTGCCACCGTTGCGCTTTCCTCAACCTCTGCTACTACGCTGGTTAGCAACGCCGCATCAAGCAGCAAGGTTTTCAAGATTAACATGATTCAGGTTGCAAACGTCGATGGCACAAACGCTGCCGATGTTACAGTTGATGTGCATAGCGCGGCCTCTGGTGGTGGTACGGCGTATTCGCTTGCTGCAACTATATCTGTCCCTGCTGATGCATCGTTAGTTGTGTTAGATAAAAGCACCGCAATCTATCTTGAAGAAAACACTTCAATCACGGCAACGGCTGGCACTGCGAATGATCTTGAAGTGATCGTTAGCTACGAGGAAATTAGCTAATAGGAGCCTCTGATGTCTAATGGTAAAGGCGGCTTTATAGGCCAAGACGGACTTAATGCACCTGATCCAGCGACAGGGGTTAGTGCTTCTGGCGGGATTGATACTGTAGTAAATGTTAGCTTTACTGCTCCTACAGATACAGGCGGCGCTGCTATAACTAGCTACCATGTGCAGGACAGCACAGGAACACATTCTGCGTCTGGTTCAGAATCGCCTATTGCCGTTGGTGGTCTGTCTTCAGGCTCAAGTTATACGTTTAACGTATGGGCTATAAATCCTTTTGGTTATTCTGCACCTAGTGACGCAACAAGTAGTGCATCGCCCACTGCATCTCGTGCTGTGTTTTCTGGTGGTATGGGACGCTCTAACCCGACAAATATAATAGATTATGTTTCTATTGCAACAACAGCAGATGCGGTAGATTTCGGGGATTTAACATCTTCAAGTAATGCAGCTAGTGGTACAGTTGCTAGTTCTACTAGGGGGTTAATATTAAAGACCGGCCCAGAGCAAGTATCAAATGATATAGATTACATCACGATAGCATCCACTGGCAACGCTGTTTCTTTTGGTGAAATCTCTTACTCTACTAGAGGTGTTACAGGTCTTTCTAATGGTACAAGGGGTGTTTTTGGTGGTGGGGAGTCAAAAGATAATATAGAATATGTAACCATAGCTTCAACAGGTAATAGCACAAACTTTGGCGATCTAATAGGCGTTGAACTTAACGGTGGATCAACTTGTGCTTCACCAACAAGAGGTTTGTTTGTAGGTGGCGGTAGTAGTAGTAACGTCATTCAATACATCACTATAGACACTACAGGCAACGCTATAGATTTTGGTGATCTTACGAATACAAGTAATTTTTACACGTCAGGTTTATCAAATAATACACGAGGTGTTATTGCTGGTGGTGGCCCAACTGCTACCAATATTATTCAATATGTAACAATAGCTTCAACAGGTAATGCTACAGACTTTGGCGATCTTCTTGAGGCCCAAGAACAAATGGGCGGCACAGCAAACGCGACAAGGGGTCTTTTTGCTGGGGGAACAGAGGCTACTTTTAATCCATCAAGGGTTATTCAGTATATCACTATAGGTTCTACAGGTAACGCTACAGACTTTGGCGATCTAATATCACCCACAGCTAATTCACGCGGCAGGGAGAGCGTTAACGCTACATCCAATGCCCACGGAGGACTTTCATAATGCCCAATTATCAAGGTGTATGGTCGCTCTCAACGCAGTATCAGAATGCTGGGGCTTGGCCTCTGCCCCCAATAACGGGGGATCTTGCGTTGTTTACGTCAGGTCAGGCCGCAGAAGCAGGTGTTTATTATGTGGTTATTACCACAACGGGCAACGGAATTACTTGGGGAGATTTGTCTGCTGGTAATTTTTACACTGCGGGGATGTCTTCAAGCACTCGTGGTGTTTATGCTTTTGGTAAATCTACAGGCAACTTAAAGTCTAATGTAATGGAATTTGTAACTATGCGGTCGCTTGGAGTTACAGGTGACTTTGGCGATGCTCAAAACACAAATATAAAAAGTGACAGCGGTTCAGGAAACGAAACCCGTGGAATTTTTGTTGATGGGTATATAGTTAATACGATAAGTTTTATTACCATAGCATCAACAGGAAATGCTACTGACTTTGGAGATACCACGCAAGCACGAGGCTCTTTGGCTGGCTTTTCATCACCTACGAGAAGTGTTTTTGCGGGCGGCAAAACTCCAACGGTAGTCAATACGATTGATTATGTTACTATAGCTTCTGCTGGGAATGCTACTGATTTTGGGAATTTAGTAACATCTCAAGGCGATTGTGCGGGGCTTTCAAGTTCCACACGAGGTATAATAGCAGGGGGTTTTAGCGGTTCAGCTTTAGTTAATACTATTCAATATGTCACTATAGCTTCAACGGGCAATGCTTTAGACTTTGGCGATTTAAGCGTGGGTAAACAATTTGCTACGGGTACAAGTAATTCCACAAGAGGTTTAATACAGGTGGGAGAAGCGACTTCTGCCTGTGAGTATATTACTATATCCTCTACGGGTAACTCAACTGACTTTGGGGATTTATACTTTGGCAATGGTGGTACGGGTGCTGTATCTACTGCCCACGGAGGACTTTCATAATGTCTGATAAACGCTATCTTGGCAACATCATCACGCAGAACCCGACAGCGCCTGCTGGTAATTTTCAAGGCAGCGCCGCGAAAGGCGTGTGGTCTTTAGAAGAACAGCTTGCATACCAAAAGGCAGGCCTTTGGCCTATACCGGGTAATCTTCCTCCTGATATTACAGATTTGTTCAGCACTTATTTGTATACTGGCACAGGCTCTTCACAAACGATTACCAACGGGATTGACCTTGATGGCGAAGGTGGTTTGGTTTGGTTTAAGACACGAGCTAGGAGTAGTGGCGACTTTTACTCTAATCATTTCTTGTATGATTCTGATAGAGGTTTAACGGGTACAGACTACCTGCACAGTAATAAGACAGACGCAGAGGGTGCGTCAGGTTCTATAGGCTCAGGGCCTTCTTTTTTAACAAACGGATTCACTACTGGCCCGTTTTCTTCTACTAATGAAACCTACGTCTCTTGGACATTCCGCAAAGCCCCTAAGTTCTTTGATGTGGTGACATGGGACGGGAACAATACTGCTGGGCGAGAGATTGCGCATAACCTTGGCACTACTGTCGGAACTATTATTGTAAAATGCACAAGCAGAAGTTCTACAGCATGGACTATTTACCATCGCTCCAGTGGTAGTGGCAAGTACTTAGAGTTTGACACAGGCGCAGAGGGTAATGCTGGTACGGCTTATTGGAATGCTACTGAACCTACCAGCGCTGCATTTACATTAGGAAATGATGGCAATGTAAACGCCACAGGCCGCTCATACGTTGCCTACCTATTCGCACACAATGACGGTGACGGTGACTTCGGCCCTGATGGTTCGGACATTATTAAGTGTGGGAGTTATAGTGGAACCGGTAATTATCAAGAAATAGACTTAGGCTTTGAGGCGCAGTGGGTAATGATTAAGCGCACTGACTCAAGTCAAGACTGGATGATCTTTGATGTTATGCGTGGTATGCCAGACCAAGGCGGCACTGGCAGTACACCTTCTGGAAATGATGCTCGCTTAAAACCTAATACATCTGACGCAGAGCAATCAGATACTTACGGTATTGACCCTCACGCAAATGGTTTTGCTGTAAGAGGCAACAACATATCTGTTAATGGCTCAACTTACATCTACATAGCCATACGCCGTGGCCCACTTGCGCCGCCTACGAGTGCGACTGAGGTGTTTGCAATTGATACTGCCAGTGGGACATCACCTACGCCTCCTTTGTTCACGGCTGGTTTCCCTGTTGATATGTATCTTTATAAAAGAGCAGACATATCACAAAACTGGCGTCTGTTTGATAGAATGCGTGGTGATGAGGCATACTTAAAACCAAATGATACGGAAGCCGATGAAGTTGTTGGTGATGATGCTGGTCAGCACAATGATCTGATGACGGGTATCGGCACAGCCACATTTACTAATTCTAACCTGTATCAATGGATGTGGAAACGTGCGCCTAGCTACATGGACGTAGTGGCATACACGGGGAACGGAACAGCAGGGCGTACTGTAAGCCATAACCTTGGTGTTGCGCCTGAAATGATGTGGGTGAAGAAAAGAAATGCAGCAGGTTTGTGGCGTGTTTATCACAAGGGTTTAAACGGCGGCACTAATCCAGAACAATATGGCATAAACTTAAACGAAACCAGTGCGGAATATGACCTCAATACACTGTGGAACGATACTGCACCAACGTCATCTGTTTTTACTTTAGGCACACAAGGTAACGTAAACGGAAGTTCTTCCACCTACATAGCCTATCTATTTGCAACCCTTGCTGGCATATCCAAAGTTGGTTCAGCAACCCATTCTGGAACAACAAACGTGGACTGTGGCTTTACGTCAGGTGCTAGATTTGTGCTTCTAAAGCGCACTGACGCATCTGGCGATTGGTATGTTTGGGATAGTGAGCGTGGCATTGTGTCAGGCAATGACCCATATTTACTGCTAAACTCAACAGCGGCAGAAGTTACGAACACAGACTACATTGACCCGCTATCGTCAGGCTTCACGATTACCAGCAGCTTTACTGCGGGTACTTACATCTTCTACGCAATAGCATAAAGGGGCCTACAATGGCAAAAATTCGCATAAGAGAAACAGGCGAAGTAGTCACTGAAACGACTTTTCGCACTCGCAACAAGAAGGTTCGTCCAGTTCTTACGGCTGGCATAAGTAAGGAACGCTTGGATCAGCTTGGTGCTGACCCTGTATTGATTGGCGCTCCCGCAAAGCCGACTGCACCGTATGAATATTCGTATGAATCGGGCGTTGCAAAGGGAGATGATGGGGTTTGGTACACAGTTAATTCTGTTGGCCCTGTATTTACCGAATACACTGACGATGATGGCGAAGTGCAAACAGTTAATGCTCAAACTACAGCATACCGCGCTCGTGTCGATGCAGACACCGCCGCAAGCGCAAGGTCTACGAGAACATCGCTTCTTGCTGAATGTGATTGGACTCAGATACCTGACAGCGCATTATCTACGGAGAAGAAAGCAGAGTGGGCAACATATCGCCAAGCACTTCGTAACTTGCCAAGTGCCTCTGGCTGGCCTCATACTCACACGCTTCCAGAGAAGCCCGAATAATGCCTAAAGATACAGTGAAAGAAACGGCATTAGCCACGGTAGACCTTAACATTCAGCTTCCATCTGCGAAGCCTGAGTATAAGTCGATGCTGTCTAATATCCAAGAGAAGGCCCCTGCAATCGCACAGGCGTCTAGTAACTTTTACAAGTCGCACTCTCAGATGATGAGCGTAACGCTAGACGTTACAGCAATTACGCCTATTCGTTCTGTGAAGCATACGCTTGCTGAGATTGAGAAAACCAAGTCTGCCTTGCAGGAAGGCTACTTCCGTATGAAGAAGGAAGAAGTCAAGCTCAAGAAGCTGGAGCGCAAGCTAGAGAATGAGGCTGACGATCTTGAGCGCGAAATGCTTGAGATAAAGATTAACGAGAAAGAGGCTAACGCTGCATCATCTCGTGGCTATGTTGAGGCGGCTGTTCGCAAGCTAAACTTCTTTACCAATCAGTATGACAACCTGATGAAGAAGATCGGCAAGGATGAGTTGTCAGAGGCTGATTATGAGCTTGAGGAAGTCAAATACCACATAATGACTTGCATGAAGCAGGCTCTAAACTCTGCCCGTCCACGCAATGGTGTGATCGACGAAGGCAATATGATTTACCTGTTCGATCTTGGCATCAACGCAGCACAAGCGCAGCTAGAGGTTATGTCATATCTCAACTGGGAAAACGAGCTTATCAAAGAAGGCAAAGCGCCAGAGCATCACCACACCGTGCAGTGGTTAGAGGCTTGCGCTGACAAATGGGCGCATTGTCCAAGCGCCTTTGCAGAGAGCCGTGGGTTTGCTATACTCGACGAAACATCTTTAACGAATACCCCGCAGATAGAGGATCAAACTGATGGCTCATAAAGTTGTAAAGTATCGGCTTGAAGCAAACGGCACCATTCCAACGTGGCTAAAGTTTGGTGTTCCGCAATCAACTGGCGGCATGTACTCGGTTGCTGACCCCAGCACTGCGTCACCGCAAGATTGGATTATGATTGGTATTTCCGCAGATGGCGCAGACGTCTCTGGTGCGATTGAAGAGGTCACATCTAAGGCAAACTTGCAAACGTATCTGGCAGCGCAAGCATCAGCAAATAGCTGGACAGATCCAGACCCAGATGATCCTGATGCAACTGTTGCCTTTGACGCGGCTGCACATGCTCAACGTGTTTGGGATGATCTTGACGCTTTAAACGCATAGGATATGTTACATGCCGCTTACCAAACTACAGTTCAAGCCTGGTGTTAATAGAGAAACAACGTCCTACACGAACGAGGGCGGTTGGTTTGATGTGGACAAGGTACGGTTTCGTTTCGGTATGCCCGAGAAGATTGGTGGGTGGGAGAAGTTTTCGGGGTTCTCGTACCTTGGAACTGCCAGGGCGATGCACCCTTGGGTGGCTTTAGATAACAGTCGTTACATCGGTATTGGTACGAGCCTCAAGTATTACCTAAATCAAGACGGTGGTTCTTTTGCCGACATAACTCCAATTCGCGCTACGACCGCTGCGGGAGATGTAACCTTTGCCGCCACCAACGGGTCATCAACGATTACCGTAACAGATGCAAACCACGGATCGGTGTCCGGAGACTTTGTGACCTTTAGCGGCGCGGCTAGTCTTGGTGGGACCATAACCGCAGGGGTATTGAACCAAGAGTATAATATTACTGGCATACTGACCTCTAACACATACACTATTTCTGCTCGAACCGCGGGCACTACCATTGCAGACATTACAGTAGATGGGCAACTTGCTCCAACGCTTGTTCCTGCGAACGGCTCTGATACAGGGAATGGTGGCGCGGCGGTTGTCGGCGCGTATCAGATTAACATAGGTTTAGATACATCCACTTTTGGCGCGGGTTGGGGTGTAGGTTTCTGGGGCCGAGGAACGTGGGGCTCTGCCGCTTCCACGCCTATTATTACCTCTACACTTCGCGTTTGGACACATGACAACTTTGGCGAAGACTTGCTCGTAAATGTACGCAACGGCGGGATCTACTACTGGGACAAAACCTTGGGCCCAAGTTCTCGGGCCGTGAGCCTTGATTCTTTGTCGGGGGCTAATTCGACGCCAACCATTGCCAAGCAGGTTTTGGTTTCTGACCGTGATCGACATATTATTGCTTTTGGGTGTGATACGGAAAGCGAGCCTGGTGTGCAGGATCCGTTGGCTATTCGGTTCTCGTCCCAAGAATCTCTGACGGATTGGGCGGCGACAGCGACCAATACTGCGGGTGAGTTGCGCCTTGGTTCTGGGTCCGAGATTGTCATGGCGATTGAAACGCGCCAGCAAGTCTTGGTGTTTACGGACGAGTCCTTGTACGCGATGCAATACTTAGGACCACCGTTTACCTTTGGTGTGAACTTGGTATCAGAGAACATCACGACTATGGGCCCGCTTGCGGCGATTCCTGTTGAGGACAATGTGTACTGGATGGGACTGAAAGAGTTCTATGCGTATGGCGGTACAGTACAACGGCTACCTTGTACGGTTCGAGACTATGTGTTTGACGATATTAACCTTGACCAGCGTGAGAAGATTGTAGCTTCTAGCAACACGTCGTTCTCTGAGGTCTGGTGGTTTTACCCCTCGGCTACTAGCCAAGTAAACAACCGTTACGTTGTTTACAACTACCAGCAGCAGATTTGGTACTATGGTACATTGTCCCGCAGCTTCTGGATGGATCGTGGTATTTTCGACCAGCCTATTGCGGCAGGGCCCAACAATTATTTGTACTCTCAGGAAACGGGCTTCGACGACGATGGCTCTGCATTTACGGCGTACATCGAGTCCAGTCAGATAGACATTGGGGACGGAGACAAGTTTGCTTTCATTAGGCGGATGATACCTGATGTTACGTTCCGTGGATCTACTGCAGTCAGCCCGAGTGCGAACTTTACGATCAAGACCCGCAACTTCCCTGGTGGAAACTATCTGCAATCTACGGAGAAACAGGTTACTAAGACGGCGTCTGTTCCTGTGGAGCAGTTTACCGAGCAAGTGCATTTGCGGTTGCGAGGGCGTAGCTTTGCGATGCGCGTAGAGTCCGACGATTCAGGTGTGGGTTGGAGGCTGGGATCTCCAAGGCTGGATATTCGGACTGACGGGAGGAGATAGTGTCTCGAAACCTAATTCTTCCGTTCTTCGCGGTTCCACCCGCACAGTATGACCAGCAGTACTTCGCGAACTTAACGCGGAGTTTCGCGGTTTATATGGAGCAGCAGCAAAACCCTGGGGAAGAACGAGCCACCAGGTTAACTTTGACTGACTTGCAGACAGATGATTCCGGTCTTGAAACAGGGGCATTGTTTCAGCAGGACGGTTTTGTTAAGATAACTCTAAGCAACAGTCCCCATGTGCGCGGATCCACTGGCACGGGCGGGGTTGGAACAGTTACGGTGACAACATCATGAGCGACACTATTTTAACAATGGCAAACGGTTCGAAGTGGAAACCTTCGACGAGTTCTGATACAGTGCATTGTGTAAGCTGCGACAACGCAGTTGATACGCCCGCAGAGATCGTAAGTTACCCTGACGGTAATTGTCCTCAATGTTCACAACCTTGGACAGGATCTGAAAAACGTAGTACAAGCATAACAGTGACTGCGCCTCAAGCTATTTCAGGAGAAACATAATGAGCCTTGTATCTGCAATCGGGGGTTTGGTTGGTCTAGCGGCGTTTGGCCCGTTGGGGGCCTCTATTGGGGGCGCTATTGGTGCTGTTGCCGATGGCGGTGATATCGGGGACGCTTTAAAGGCGGGTGTAATGGGATATGGGATTGGCTCGCTTCCCGGTGTGTCTGGTTTGGCGGCACAAGGTGCGGGCATGATGGGTATGCAAGGCATAGCTGGTCAGTTCGCAGCGCAGCAAGCGGCACAACAAGCTGCTCTTGGAAAGATTGCTCCTGGTGTGATGAAGGCAACGGCTCCTATTGGGGACGCTATTTCTAAAATCGGAACTGGGGTAAAAGCAGGATCAGGGATTGCTCCGTCGGCACAAGCTAGTCAAGGTCTGTTTGGGGGAATAAGTGACAACTTACTTCTTGCAGGATTACTTCAAGCGGGAGAGCCCAAAGCGACGCCTCTTACGCCTTTGCAAAAACGACAGGCAGCAACGGGTGAGCGAGTGCCTGATTATCAAGGTACGGCTGCTCCGGACTATCGCCGTGGAATTGCCACGATGATGAACGGTGGCTACATTGAAGGACCAGGCACGGGTAAAAGTGATAGTATACCCGCTGCAATTTACCAAGACGGAGGACGGGTTCAGGAAGCTAGGCTTTCGGACGGGGAGTTTGTCATGACGGCGGATGCTGTTAAAGGTGCAGGAGGCGGCAATCGAAATGCGGGGGCTGCGAAGATGTACCAGATGATGAACCAGTTTGAGCGGAGAGCATAATGGCAGAGACAATTGTTACCAATCAAACGCTAAACCTTTTACCGGAGTATCAAGAGCGGTTTATAAAGGACCTTTTGGCTAATCTGTACCGCACGGAAGAGCGTCAGGCGGTAGACTCGGAAGGTAATCTTCGGTTTGAAACGGATCCTGAAACGGGAGAACAGGTTCCTGTAATGGAGTCGTATGCCGCGGGTATAGGCTCGATGTCTGCGTTATATGGAACTCCACGGGTAGACGAGGAAGGCAATCCTCTTTACCGTCGGGACCCTGACGGTAATCTAGTTCTTGATGCTCGTGGTCAGCCTATTCCAGACGTTGTTGGCGGCATTCCACGTCCTGATGTTTTGCCTTTTACGGACACGCAACTGGCGGGGCTCAAATTAGGTGTCGAAGGAATTGGTGCATATGCGCCAATGCTGGAAGAGGCTAAACAAACCTATGAGTCGGGGATCTCGGCTCTTGGCACTGGTTTTGATCCTGTAACGGGGCAGGCGCTAACGTATGACCCTCTTGGTCAGATAGTATATGATACGGTCACTGACCCTGTAACAGGCGCAACTAAACAAGTTGCGCGTACTGATCCTGTAACGGGAAAAGAAGTTCGCACAGGGGGCGTATCAGACTTTTACGATCCGTTTGTTGAAGATGTGATTGACGTAACGCAGGCGGAAATTCAACGTGCGGGGGACATCGACAAGATTGGTGAACGTGCTCGGGCGGTGGGTGCCGGAGCATTTGGTGGATCTCGTCAAGCTGTTGCAGAGTCGGAACTTCAACGTAACATCGAACAGCAAAAGGCTCGAACAGGGGCGCAGTTACGCTCCGCAGGGTACACAGACGCTTTAAAAGGATCACAAACGGCCTTTGAAAATCAACTGTCCCGTGGTCAGTCGGGTGCACAAGTTTTCCAAGGTCTAGGCTCGTCACAAGCAGGCTTAGGGCAGTTCGCACAGCTTCTTGGAGGCCGAGACGTAAAGAGCTTGATGGACTTAGGTGGTATAGAGCAAACACAGATGCAGTCTGAGTATGATGTACAGCGTCAAGCTGGTATCGAAGAGATGTACGAGCCATTCACACGGTTTGAGTCTTTGGCAAACATATTTGCCACAGCAACTAGAGGTACTCCTTCTTCGTCATTAACCTTGGGTGTAGCGCCGGAACAAAACGTACTTGGTAGCACAGTCGGAACTGCCATGGGTCTTGATTCATACCAGCAAATGTACGGCGGATCTTCTGGCCTTGGTGCCATAACAAATAGGTAGGTAAAGATGGACGGAGTTTACAACCGGAAGCTGTTCGCAAAGAAGTCTGACGAAGCACGAAACAAGCTCCGTCAGATGGGTGGCGTACAGCCTATGCCCCCGCAGGGGGGAGGCATCTTAGCGTCTTCACCTGAACTAATGCAGGCGGTTGCAATGCGTCAGCCTGTTGTGCTGCCTAGATCCCAAGCTCCCGCTCCTATGGCCCAGCCTATGCCCGCTCCCATGACTCAGATGCTGCCACCTTCTCAGCCTATCCCTAATATCGCAGGGATACAGCAGGGCTCTGCTCCTATGGCTCCCGCTCCTCGTCCTGCTCCTCGGCCCATGGCCCCCGCTCCTCGGCCCATGGCTCAAAAACCTGGGGTGGCAAAGTTTAACGAAGGGGGCTCTGCGTTTGCTAACCACTACATGACACCTAAATTACAGTCGCAGTTGGAAAAAAGCACAGGAATGTCATTCGACAAAGCGTTTGAGTTTGGTCAGACGGCGATTACGACTGAGGACCCCGCGAAACTTGGTCTGCCCAAAGGGGCGGACATGGCGGCTCCTGCGAAGATGTTAGAAAACCCTGAAGCGGCGGCGGCGGAAATTATTAAGGATGTAGTTCCTGAAGATCAGCAAACAGGGGACACAAAGAAAGATTTGGTTAAGGCCGCGGTATCCACCGGAATCGAAGCCGTTCCAGCAGAAGCGGGAATTGATCAGTTAAACAGAGCGATCTTTGGTGCGAAACTTGCGGGTGCGATTTCAGGAAGCTACGTTAACCCTCAGACAGGGCAGGAAATACGACCCACACTAGGCGCTCGGATATCTCAAGCTGCGGTAGAAGGCTTGGCCGTGGAACGTGAAACCGCACAGCGTCGTGCAGCACAGGAAGCTGCACTTGCGCAGGCTCGGGCGAGGGCGGCAGGAAAAGATGCTTCGAAAGATGGTCAATGGCTTAGTACCGCGGACGGAAAAGCGTTTATAACCTTATGGAAAGAATATAGCGGAGGCGGAACCAGAGGCATTGACGAAGTGTTGGTCGATTTAGAAGCTGCTGCTCCAGGGCTTGTAAGGGATGCTCGTGCCGCAGGGGTTATTGGTGGGGCTGAGACGCCTCGAGATGGGGGTGGCGAACAAACGCCTTCCGCGACAATACGAACAGAAGGCACCGATGTTATCCAAGTAAATCCTGACGGTACTACAACTAAGGTCGGAACAATAGACGAGGATGGCACAGTTCGAGATCTGTCCGGAAATGTTGTGAAGCAAGGATAGGAGAACACCATGGCTGACTCTGATCCGCTTGAAGGTCTTACTCCTGAAATGTTCAATCAAACTCCGGTTGAACCTTCGGCTAATCCGCTTGAAGGTCTTACTCCTGAAATGTTCAATGCGTCCAATAAAGAATCTCGTGTCTCACGAATAGCTGACAATGTCTTAACCGGGGTTGATAAAATAGCGGACGTTGGACGCGCTGCGGTATCTGTTCCTTGGAATATTGCCACTGGTATAACGGAACTAGGCGCGGGTGTTCTTGACACGATTTTTGATACAGACACATTAAACGATGTTTCAGCTTTTATGGAACGCGCTGGAAAACCCTATGAACCTAAGTACACTGTTGGTCAAGTTACGGAAGTTGGAGGAGAAATAGGTGCGGCGTTAATTCCTGCGGTAAGTTTTTTACGAACCGCTAGTCAGGCTTCTCGATTGGCAAATGCAGGGAAAGCAGTCGAACCTGCTAAATCTTTGTTTGGTCGTGCCGCACAGTCGTATGGCAAATCAAAAACAGGAAGAGCCTTAACGGCAAACAATGCTTCTCGGTTCTCACAGCTTGCTGCCTCAAGTCTACCTGTTACCGCAGCCACAGGTGTTGGCACTTTCATGTTTAGTCCTGACGGTCGTCCTACACTTTCAACCACTATAGAAGAAATACCTCTACCTTTTACGGACGCGGCCATCCCTTTAGATTGGTTATATACGGAAGAGGACACTGGTCTGACGGGTAGAGACAACGCGGAACGTTTTTTTAAAAACCGATTAAAGAAAGCATCAGAACAAGCTCTTTTATCCGTTGGGGTAGACTTGGGATTATATGGTGCTGGTACTGTAGCACGAACGGCTCCCGTAAGAGGCGTAGTTCGTGGCGGGGTCACTACAGCTAAAAAAACAGCAGACTTTGTAAAAGACAGTGCCGAATACGCAGGAACTCAAGTCGCACAGAACGCGGTTGTTCAGGATCTAATGGGCTCTTCATTTGGAAAAGCTCTTAGTACCAAGGTAAAGCCTTTAGCTCCTGCTGCAAAAAAGAAACTTGTTACATGGTTTACTCCGGACGGAGGCGCAGATCCCTTTGTCTCACAAATGCTTAGAGACACTATTGATATGAAGGATTCTTTAGTTCGCCCTGGTATACAAGCAATGGACGAGTTTCATGAAGCCACAGGCAGTGTTTTAAAAGCTACTAGATTTTTAAAACGTAGCCGCCCTGGAGCGACTGCCTTACGAAATGATCTTGAAAAACGGTTACGGGGTTTTACTACTCCAGAAGAGTTTACTTCAGCATATGGTGCGAAAGCAGAAAAAGCTGCTCAAAAAATGGTGGACGCTAAACAGAATTTAATAGACAGGAACGTCGCGCAATTAGAGTTGGAAATAGAACGCGCTCCTGTGGGATCGGATAAAAGACGTAAGGCTGAAGAAGCCCTTGAAATTATACGTCAATCGGATGAGGCTGGGATAGGGTACTTACGTCGAGTTTTTGAAGCGAAAGAAAACCCTGTAGCCTTTTTAAACCGACTTGAGAAAGAAGGGTTTACATTAAATCATCCCCTTTACAATAAGGCGATTAAAGAAGTTTCAAACGTTCTTGGAACATTAGATGAAACTCGCGGGTTAGCTCCTGAAGTTATTCGCAAACAGGCACAAGAACTTGTAAACAACACCGCGGGACTAAGTGCTTTAAACACTCCAGGGGTAGACGTAGGAAAAGTTCTTAAAGATGCCATAGAATCTATAAAAGAAGGCCGGACAAAAAGAGGTTTTCTTACAGCCGATACCCCCAAGCTGTCCATTAAAGAAGACTTCTTGATTTCAAGAAAACCTATACTGGAAGAAAGCGACTCTTTGCGCGAGTTCTTAGGAGAAATAACTGATCCAGAAGAAATGTATACTCGGACAATGAGTGATTTGTCTGAGTCGTGGGCGGCTAATGAGTTCTATGGGAAACTTGCTGTAGATCAAGGAATTGCCCCTCGACTTACAAGAGCCCTCGACTTAATCCAAAACGGAAGCCGACCTCACATTGTTATGATGCCCTCTCCGGAAGACATCAGTGCTCGTAATAAACTAATGGTAACACTCGGTAATGATACACGAACAGTTCAGGAGGCTCTTGATGCAAACGACCCAACACGGGCTGCTCTATTAGAGATTCGAGATCGTCTTGGGACGAACAATATTCCTGATGAATTGAAGTTTATGGAAGATGCTGTGACGGTTCTTGAGCAGCGCAACTATGTCCCTTTGGCGGGACTCGCCAAAGATGAGGCGGAAGGTTTTAGCACTATTTTTGGCGGACAGTTTGGTCGTCTTCAAAATGCGTATGTTACTCCTGAAATGTACAGAGCGATGAAACAGGCTCTGAATTTATCGCCTCTCAATGACTTGGCGGCGATAATGCAGCAAATCAGATCTTTTTCTCAACGTATGACTATCGTTCCAAGTTTACCTGGGCAGATCCGAAACTTACTAGGCAACATGTCAATGCTTGTTTCCAACGGAAACACGCATCGTGGAACGAATCTTATCGATAATTTTTATCTACTCACACAGTCGCTCGTTAATGTAGATGATGATGGTCTTCGTCGTTTAGCTAAAATAGCTAATCAATCCGGTTTAATGGACAGCAACGCTGTTTACAAAACTCTAAAAGAATACCAACAATTTGGTAGAGAGACTTCCAAAGGTCAAGCGGTTGGTAAAGCGTTGGATCGGGCTGAAGATTTCATTCCTTTTATGAAGACTTTCGACAAACTATACGGAGGGCAAGACGCGTTCTTTAAACTTCTTGCGTTTAATGGCGAGTACAACAAGTATTCTAAAGCCTTTGCCAAGTCCGGATTTAGAGAAGATAATCCACTTCTATTGGGATCTCTTCAGGACGCTGGTATCTTCGCTAGAAGCACACGAACCCTTGAGGATTTAAGTGTATTAGAAGAGGGCGCTGCGAACCTCGTAAAAAAAACAATGCCCATGTACAACATGATTCCACAAGCGTTGCGTTTTGTGGACCGTATTCCAGTTGTTGGCAACTTTACGTCGTTTGCTTCTGAAAACATTCGTAACATATTTAATATCGCAGACCTTGGTATGCGAGAGGTTTCTTTCAAGGTTCCTCTCGGGAAAGTCGATGCGCTTATCGCGCAAGAGGCAACAAAAGGCATTCCAAAAGACGAAGTTTTACGCGCAGTTTCAGAGTTCGAAAAGGCTGTTCAATCCAATGGATCTCAGCGTTTAGTGAACACGATGGTTGTTGTTAACACTGTTCCGCAGCAATTAACACGACTGTCTATGAAACTAACAGGCACAACTCAGGAAGAGTTAGACGCCTTAGAATCCTCTGTTCAACCTTACATGAAGGGCGGGGACCTTATGATTATAGATAATGATCATAAGGGGAACATTACTTTTGTGGACACAAGTTATCACAACCCATGGGGTTACATCCGCTCTGCTGTTCGAGCAGCATTGCAAAGTTATACTGAGCGTGGGGAACTTGACCAAGGTGAAGCTCAAAAACTACTAGAAGGGTCTTTAGCAACTTTTATTACTAAAATGGCAGAACCTTTCGCAAGTGAAACAATGATGACGGAACGGATCTTGGATGTCACGCTGCGGGAAGGAAGAACAAAAACAGGGTCGTATGTCTACGATAAGAATCGCACAGACGAAAAGTTACTTGGAGATCGTGGTTCCAAAATCTTCTTACACCTAGCGGAAGGTATGATCCCACGTTATTGGTTGGAGTTTTACGAAGAAAAAGGCGGAGAGTTAAAAAAAGGAAAAACGCTTAAAGCGTTAACTGGGGAGCCTAGTGCCAGCGGAAGGTTTAGCCTTCCTGAAGCAGAGTTTGCTCGTATGCTTACCGGACTTACACCGATGACTCACACCGCAACGGACGCAATTAAGTTCGATGCAATAAAATATGCTGACGGACGAAACGCTTCTCTTTCTGCGGTAAAGAGAATTGTAAGAGCCGGGGATACTACTCGCGAACAAAAGACTCAAGAGTTTGCTGATCTTATTGAAGCCTATCGAGCACAACAAAACGAGCTTTATGTTAACATTGAAAATGCTCGAATCCTTGGAGCATCTACACGAGATATTATTCGAGCGTTAGTGGAAGACGCTAACATGTCCTCTGCGGAGGCCAACCAAATAGCCCGTGGTCGTTTGTATGTTAAACCTCTATCGGAAGATTTAGTAAACTCTATTGAGAGACGCAGGAAAGAAAACGACTTTCAATCTATTTCGGATCTTCCGTATGATGAGATGTTCCTTATGGTCCGCGAAGCTATCGATTCTCCTTTGGCAACAATAAGCAAGCGCAAAGCAGAAGGTACGTTTGTGCCGTCTCGAATGCGAGACGCCTTAGTTGGAACTAACCCCCTTGAAGGGTTAACACCGGACATGTTCAACCAAGCCCCTAACCCCCTTGAAGGGTTAACACCGGACATGTTCAACCAAGCTCCTGTGACCCCTCCGGCCCCGCCCATTTCAACTCCGCAGGGTCGAGTGGACCCCGCAATCCTTGGCAATGATCCGGCAACCCAGGCACTGGCTAAGTCTCTAGGTAGATCTCAGTAACAAGCGGCGGCTAATGCATAGATTGCGAGCCGCCGTGAGTAGGGCCTGGGTCAATCTCGATGGACATCGAAACACCCACCCCGCCAAACAGCTTAATCAACTCGTCGCAACACGCTTCTGTTTCCTCAAGTATGTCCGCGTCTCTGGTCATAGCAGCAAGGTTCAAGGTCATGCCCAGCATTTCCATCAGGAGACGGACCTGCATGGGATGCATGTCTTTCAGACCAACCGTTTTAATGTCCTCAAGTTTCATTCGATCTCTCCCCAATCATCCTTTATGTCTACGTCAATCTTCGAAGGGACTTTGAGCGGAACGCCTGTCTCCATGATCTCCTTAATCCTAGCCGTTTGCTCTTGGCTCTCTATGTTAAAGCATAGCTCATCATGAACCGTGAGCATAGGAGTAAGTCCCTCGTTGTAACAATCAAGCATAGCTTTCTTGGTTTGGTCCGCCGCTGATCCTTGGATCAGGCGGTTCAGCGCCTTGTATGTGAAGGCCCTCTTGATGTTTTTACCGTACTCCTTCAGAGCTTCCTCGTGAGGCAGGGGTTTGCCTGTTCCGAAGGTGACGGGCTCCCACAGGTGAAACCTGCACTTACGGCCCAGCAGAGTGCGTATCTGACCGTTACTGTCCGCCTGTTTGGTAGCCATGTCCGCAAGCTGCTTAACAAACGGAACCTTGCTGCGGTGCCGCTTGATTAAATCCTTGGCATCCTCTGAGGGAATGCCAAGCTGATCTGCCAGCTTGGCTACGCCCATACCGTACATAATCCCAAGGTTAACCGTCTTGGCTTGCTTACGCGTAATGCTTGCAAGATCCGCAACCATCTGGTGCAGATCCACATCGCCACTATTGAACTCATCCACTACGTTATCAACCACATGACTACGCAACGCAGACGGTACGCTCGCCGCAAAATGCACCAAGAGCCTCGGTTCTTGGCTCGAATAGTCAAACGATCCCCACTTCATGCCCTCCTCTGGAATAAACAATCCGCGGATCATCTTCTTAATATCGGGATCCCGCGCCGGGATTTGCTGTAGGTTGGGGTTTGAGGAAGAGAACCGACCCGTTACCGTACCGCCCTCATCCCTACGGGTGGAGTGCAGTTCAGTATGGATGCGACCGTTGTGCTCGTGCCGCAGGATGCTGTCGATAAACGTGGCGTCCGCCTTGTCGAACTCACGCAGCTTGACCAACTGCTGGCAGATTTCTGCGGGGTGGTTGTTCAGCCACGCTTTGGTAAACGACGGAGATCCACCCGTTACCTTCCCTGTTTCCTCGTCTTCTTTGATCTGGGTTCTTGGGTATTCCATGTCGAGCTTGTCGAACATTTTAGCTATGGATGCAGAGGCCCAGATATCCACCTCCATCCCAGCTTCTTTTTCAATCTGTCCGCGAATCAGCTTGGATTGTTTTCGAATAAACTTCTTGTTCCGCTCTGCCTTGTCGAGATCCACCCGCACCCCTTGGGTCCGCATGTCCAACATGCAGGGGATCAACCCGTTCTCTATGTCCCAGATATGCCAGAGTTCCTGATCCTCTAGCTCGATCTTGAGAGCCTGCCACAGTTTAAGCGTAGCCACCGCATCTTGCTCTGCGTAAGCTCCTACATACTTAGGCGGCAGCTTGTACATCTCTGCCTTGGGATCCACGCCCCACTCCTTGGCGGCAGCTTGCAGCAGCTTCTCGTTCTTGCGCAGCGAAACAAAGTCTCGGGCCATAGCATCGAGGCCAAAGGACCAGCGGTTCTCGTTGACCAGTGCGCCAGTAATCATCGTGTCGATAATCCGACCCTTGATTTCTATGCCCTCGGCCCTCATCCATCCCGCATCGTAGGTCGCGTTGTGCATGATCACATTCATATCAGGCACCGACATCTGCTTCTTGAGCCAGCGCAGCGTAAACTTTGGGTCAAGGTTGTGGGAGTTTTCATGGCGGATCGGGAAGTAGCCTTTATACTCCCCCGCTGCCACAGCAATCCCTATGATATGCCCGTCTTTGCGAGCCCATCCTGGACCCAAGGTTTTAATGTTGGGATCATAGGTTTCCAGATCCACTGCCACTTCTTTGTAGCCCGTAAGATCGGGATACTCCGGTGGAATGTTCCAGTCAGCGTCGATCAGATCCAACTCGTTTTTAATCTGGTGATGCAGCGCACTGCCAAATAAATTACTTTGCATTCTTTTCACGCATCCTTTGGATGATTTCTTTGTGTCGAGGTAATAAAATAGACGGCACGGCTTTCTTATCCCTGTCTATGTGCTCCGATCCCAATGCACTGTAACCAGCCTTATCAACCCACGAATCCTCGTGGTCGATGTTCTCAACCAAACGCGCACTCTTTACCCAATCCATCATCAGCGCAACATGCGCAGGAGTTACATGACCGTGGCTCTTTAATGCGCCGCCAATAATAATGTTCCACCCCTCCGCAATCCGGCCATGGTTATCGTATGCATCACCGTAGTCCGCGGCCCTCTGACCGTTGATCAGTTCTTTGGCTGTGTCCAACACTTCATCTCGTTTCATATCGTGTACCTATACTTATTGTTGCTCTGAAGAATGTATAACGTGTGACGCGCTCGGGTTACGCCAACGTAAAACGCTCGATGCTCATCGTCGGGATGATCGCTGTTTACACACGCCGCGGTCGACATCGTGTACACAACGCAGTTGTCATCCTCCCCGCCTTTCATTGCATGGAATGTGGACAGCTTGATGCGAGGCTCGGACATTAAATCATCGCCTCTTCGTGACATGGCGTCAATATAATCCTGATCATCTTTGCCCACGCGCATCACCTCATAGGCGCTCTGCTCCGCACCAGCCAACAACCCGTACTGTAGCTGTAGTATTTCCATATCCAACTCTGCCTCCGGAGGCAGAAGCTCAAGCATTTGCTGACTGCCTCGACGCACCACAGCATTCTTGCCCTGCTTGGGGACCGCCGAGTAGAGATCCATAATGCGCTGCAGCCCCACGCTTTTGCCAGCACATAGATCGTTCCACGTTCCTAGATTCCCCACCAGTTCAAGTGGGATGCTGGGCTTACCCTTAATCGAATACTTAAACCCCGCTGCTCGAATGCGCTTCGCCAGATCATAGACGTACCCATTGATCCGAGCCATGATTGTCCACGATCCCTCGTGCAACGGGATGTCTTCCAGATGGTAAACGTACTCAACGGTGCCCTCCTCGTCCCGAGCATCGAACTGCTTAACGTGCCGATCATCGATCCGTTGAGCGATTGTGCTTGCCACTTGATGCACGGCCCTTGGAATGCGGTAACTCTGCTCCAAGACTTTCACGTTGGGCGAGCTTTTGTTAAACAGCTTAACATCCACGCCTGTCCATCTGTGAATGGCCTGATCGTCATCGCCAGCGATATAAACCTTCTCCGACTTCTCCGCTATCTTCTCGGCCATGCGCCACTGCAATGGCGTGAAGTCTTGTGCCTCGTCGATAAACAAATAATCAAGGTTCGGTGGAATCCCCAGCGTGATGTACTTCTCGATCATATCCACATAATCGTACTTGTTGGTTGCAGCCTTGTACTCAATAAGCTGCTTGGATAACTGCTCCAGCTTGGGAAAGAACAAGTCTCTGTCACCCTCCAGATTGAACTCTGTATCCAGATCAATCATCCGCAACCGAGCGCGGTTCTCTAGCTGTAGGTACTTGGACCCCGATCCTCCAAGCGTGGGCATCGACAACCCGTCCTCTAGGTTTGTCCGAATCTTTCCCTCGAAGGTCAGTCCGATGTCTCGACCGATGTTGTCGTAGTCCTCTTTGTTCATGATGTCTTGTGTCTGTAGGCCAAGCCCCCGAAACCCAAACGAATGGCTCGTCCGCATATGGGGAAAGTCTTTGGCTTCCAGATTAAATTCTGCACAGGCTCTCATCACCATCTCTTCAATGGCCTTGCGAGTGAATGAAATAACCCCAAGTCGAGATGGATGCGCTCCGTTCTCCAACGCCTGTTTAATCTGCTGAATGAGGTAGTATGTCTTACCAGTGCCTGGTGGGCCTAGAACAAGTTCCGCTTTAGGTATCATATTCTTTTCCTCTTGGTCTGCTGTTTACCCAGTCCTCGATCTCCGACAGAACCCAGCGCGAAGCCGAGCGTCGATTGTCATCGGACCCAAGAACAATGGGTTTCGGAAAGTCCTCCGTCATCTGTGCCAGCTTGTAGACGTAAGACCGTGATACTCCCAACAGATCGGCAACCTCTCCGACCCGTAGCAATTTATTAGAATGGGATTTCATTACTTATCTCCTGTACGGGTAATTCTACCTCGTCATCTTCAAATGCAGGAACCCACCAACAACGTATCTTGGTTCTCTTCCCACCTCGCTTTACAATATTCTGACTGCCACTATCGCCGCCCATGTCCCTGATCATCTGAATGATCTGGGCTCGGCCCAGCGCAGTGAATCTGCGATGATGCAGGTATTCCAACAGCCCCTCGATCTTAAACTTCGTTACACCGTCATCGGTCCACGGCTTGTTCATCTCGATCTCTTCCGGTGCCATCGCCCGTATGTGGCTCGTGCAGTAAGAAGCCAAATGGTTCTTGAACTGCCCCGCATACGTTTCCTCTTCCGGCACATCGATGTATGTTGCTTGGCTCATCAAGCTGTTGACCATCTGCTGCCACTTGTTGGCCTTGGTAGTCGGAGGCATGAAGTTACACTGCTCCATACAAGCCCGCTGCCAAAGCGTCTGGTTCTGTAGCTGCTCGGTGCTCAACTGAATCCGCAGCCCGTTTACATCCATGAAGTATAAGCGCGGCTCAGATAGCATAATCGTTAGACCACCCACCTGTGGTGCATCCGGAGCATCGTCGCTAATCCCGTGCTTTGCCAACACGCATAACGATGGATCACAGTACGACTTGAACGGTTCTTCCTTACAGGTGTAGCCCCAGTCTTTCTTCTCGTGCTGCTTGATTACCGTCATGACTTCCGTCGATGGCAGCGGAGGAGAAAACAACGTCCGGTTATACTCCTCCAGCGCATTCTGCCAACTGTCCGGAAACTTCTTCTTGCAATATACGCCCATAAAAAAGAGCAGCTTGTTGCGCGGCTCACTCTGCGGCCCATCCGAAAAGATGTTTCGAATACACGGAGGCCCATCATCAAAATGCTTGCGCGTCTGCGTCGTGCTGCGAATAGCCTCCAGATCCGATAGCAGCACACTCTTCTTGTCGATAGCATCCAGAAACTCATCAAGCTCCATGGACTCGCCCTTCTCATCGAAGCAATACCGCTGGGGCATCTCCGCATCGAAGTATGGCATGTTAATAAAGTTCCCCACATCCCCGCGCTCAACGATAATCGTGTCTTGCTTTGGGAATATCTCTACCCCACTGTGACCCAGCATGATCGACATCTCGGTCAAGTATTCGCGGACCACGGCTGCTTGCTCCCACTCCTTGAGAAACAAATACAGATGCGCCCCACCAGACTTAGATCGACAGTGCAACAGCGGAAGCTGGAGCTTCTGGATCTTGTCTTGCAATTCCTTCTGGTTCAGATCGTAGACATCAACGTCAATCGCTCCAAACCTACACTTGTTTTCTTCGTTGATCGGGATAGCCCCGACCCCCTGCTTGCCATCAATGTGCGCCTGTACTAGCGCCTCGGTCAATGGCTCTCGTATAATCTTGCTTTTGCTGTCTGCTTTGCCGTTCCTGCCAATTCGTCCAACAGTCGTTGTACCATGAGCATTCTTGGCTCCGGCAAACGCGGCAAGCAGCTTTTTAGATTGTGACATTTACTGCTCCCAAGTGAAAAATGAGGGACGGCTAACTCTCAAAACCGTCCCCCGAGGCTACTAGAAAGGAATTTCATCTTCCTTAATTGGAGGATTGGAAGTTGGGTTTCCCTCCTCCGCAGCAGCTTTCACTTCGCCAGCCGCAACACTGTCGCGGAAGGCTTTGGCTTCGAGCATTAGATCGCGGTCCTCGACCAAGCCGATCTTCTCAATAGTGTAGTTGAACCATGACCCTTGGTCATTGCTCTCTTCGACAGTGCAAAACTTCCACTGAGTAGCAAACAACGGAGGCAGAACCATCTGCCCTGTCTTTGGATGCTTGATCTTCTGCATAGCAATCTGCGTCTTCCAACGGCGGCTGACTTTCAACTGCGATGATTTCATATCGATCACAACGGGCTGGGTAAGTCCGTCCGTGCCGACAATCAAACAGAAATGCTGATCCGATTTAACCAACTCGTGACCGTTGGGCAGGATTTCCTTGGCCCCACTACGCGTTGTTTTCTGAAGCACCGGATCGGTTGCTGGGATCTCCCCTTGGAAACCACCGCCTTGCTCACGAGGAACAAACTCAAGGTACTTGGTGGTTTGAAAACAGGGAACGACTGTTACACCTTCTTCGCCCGTAAACAGTTCCATGGTCACGTTGTTAAACATGTCACCCTGCTCAGAGCCTTCGATGTACTGCGCTTCACGCTTCTTGAGTTGAGGAGACATCGCTTGCAAAATACGAATGAACGGGATCTGCATCTCGCTGCTGTCGTATGTCGCACCTTCGCCCGCGAACTCTAAGATATCGTCCATGACATCTGTGCTTAACTCTGCACTTTTCTTTTTTGCTACTGCACCCATTATGCTTTCCTCCGGATCTGTGCGGTGTTTGAAATGAATGCCCCGAACAAATCGAGGTCAAGCGGTTTACCATCCGTCACGCGCTCTTTGACAAACGCTTTGAGTGTGGATGGATGAACGTGGGTTTTGGTTTGTGGATCGAAACCACGATCTTGCAGCAGACCAACAACGTCCCCCGCAACATTGTCCTCGCCCTTACCAAACGAAACTGTGATATCGTTCTTGATGATATCGTCCAGACCGTTGTCGCGTAACCAACCCAAGGCTTCGTCCTTGCGGTCCTTGGGTATCGAGGCAGACACAATCATCTTGCGCTCGACTATCGCACCGTCCACATCAAGACGCTCAACGCCCATCTCGTCCATCAGAACTGGAATGTTCTCGACAGAGAGTTTGTGCTTCTCTTGCTTGAGTGCCTTCAAGTGCTCCTCCGCATCGCTGATTTGCTGCTCAACATTACGCAGGGTTCGAACCAGTTGACTTAGCTGCTTTCCGGTTCCAGTATCGACAGACGCTAACGCCTCCGATTCGTCGAAGTAGTCTTCAAATATATCGTTCATAAGTTTTTCCTCTTCAGGGTTGATTTATACGGTAGCCTCGTGCTATCCGTAAAGAAGACAATAGTGGAGGTATATGATGAATGTCAACTACAATTTTAAACTAAAACCATTTGATCATCAAAAACATGCTCTGAACACAGGGTGGGATCGCATCGAGTTCGGCTTGTTTATGGAGATGGGAACAGGCAAATCCAAAGTTCTGATCGACAACATGGGTATGCTGTACCAGGCAGGGCTCATCGATTTTGCTTTGGTCATCGCGCCCAAGGGCGTCTATCGCAACTGGGTAGCCAAAGAAATCCCCGAGCATATGTCCGATGACGTTGAGCATCGAGTGATTCGCTGGGTGTCTTCGCCAAACAAAAAACAACAAGAAGAAATGCGCTCCGTCAAAGACAGGTTCAACGGACTGACAATCTTTGTCATGAACGTCGAAGCGTTCTCCTCGGTCAAAGGTAAAACCGCTGGTGAGTGGATGGGTCGTGCGCTGGGCTCAAATGGTCTAATCGCAATCGACGAATCAACCACCATCAAAAACCATAAGGCCAAGCGCACCAAGAACCTGATGAAAATCGCGTCGAACTTCAAGTACAAAAGATTGTTGACAGGCTCTCCAGTTACAAAAAGTCCGATGGATATTTATTCGCAGTGTGAATTTTTAAGGGAGGGGCTGCTAGGGTATGATAGTTTCTATGCGTTCCAAGGACGGTATGCCGTCACGCAAAAGCGCACCATGGGACATAATTCATTCCAGCAAATCGTCGGGTTCAAAAACCTAGATGAATTAACGTGGCGCATCGAAAACTTTTCCTATCGAGTGCTCAAAAAAGACTGCCTCGATCTCCCCGATAAAGTCTACACCGCTCGATACGTCACCCTGACCGACGAGCAACTGAAGATGTACAACCAGATCAAAGAACAGGCGCTCTTGCTCCTCGATAACGGGGACCTCGTGTCTGCGCCCGCGGTCATTACCCAGCTACTCAGGCTGCAACAGATTATGTCCGGCCACCTCAAGACAGATGACGGAGACATCCTGACCTTTAAATCATCCCGCATGGATGCGCTGTTCGAGATCATGGAAGAGCACGATGGTAAAGCAATCATCTGGTCGCGCTTCCGGTACGACATCCAACAAATTACAGCCATGCTGAACGATAAGTTTGGGGAAGGATCCGCTGCATCATATTACGGAGATACATCCGACGATGAACGCAACCGCATCGTTAAAAACTTCCAAGACCCAAACCACCCGCTTAAGTTCTTCGTAGGCAACCCAGCAACCGCTGGCTACGGGCTCACGTTGACAGAAGCTAACCTCGTGGTTTACTATGCCAACAGCTATTCACTTGAAGAGCGTATACAAAGTGAGGATCGTTGCCACCGGATCGGACAAAAGAATAACGTGACATACATTGATCTCATATCGGAAGGCACAATCGACGAACGGATCGTGGAAACACTTCGCAATAAAATCGACATCAGTGCGAAAGTTTTAGGAGAAGAGGCGCAGAAATGGCTACAATTAAAACCATCGAAAAAATAATTAACGAAAGTCTTTTGTATGATCCTAAAACAGGGTCATTAACATGGCTTGAGCGTCCTGTGTATATGTTCTCTAATACTAATAATAGAACAGCAGAACACTGTGCCGCGAATTGGAACTCTAGGTTTGCTTATTCAGAGGCTTTCACTTCTATTGGTAGTCACGGGTACAGAACAGGTACGGTATCAGGCCGTCGATTTTTACTTCATCGGGTGGCTTTCTTCATTCAAACAGGGGGTTGGCCTAAACAACTTTTGGACCACATAAATGGCGATAAATTAGATAATAGATGGTCAAACCTTAGAGAGGCAAACCATTTTGAAAATGCCCAAAACAAAAGAAGGCATGGCAAAACAAGCAGTTTTATTGGCGTATGCTGGAACAAAAGATTAGGTGGGTACGTGGGGAAAGTTCACCATCGTGGGAAAGATTATTACTGTGGGTTCTCCAAAGACCATCCAGAAAAAATCGCACGAAAACGAGACGCAAAAGCGTTAGAGTTGTTTGGTAAATATGCTCGACTAAACTTTGAAATGGAGAATTACCGTGACTAAGTCTGAAACCCACGACGAAATGATCGAGGCAATCTGTGATTACAGAAAAGGATGGACAAACCTTAAAAGCGCAAAGGAGGAGCTCGGCGAATTAGCTGGGCTCTCCCCAGATATTGCCGCCGCCTTCCTTAAAGATATGAAAAGAAGCAACGTCACACAGATCCGTGGGTACTCCAAAGAAAAGGACTACCAAATTGCAGGGAAAAAGGGAAAGCCTAACGAGGCAAAAAAATAACCCCAACCGTTGCAGTGCGAAACCTAGCCGGGTCGGGGTTAGTTAATGAGGAGCAGATAAGGCCACAGGCGTGGGCCTCGTCGAGCAGTGATTAAAGAGTATCAGAGTTTTCTAACGCTGCATAGGCTTTTCTTACCAAAACAGACAGTTGACGGGCCATGGCCCTCTGCTCTTTGTCCGCCATCTCACGAAGCATCTCGTGATCATCCAGCAACATCGCCACGTTTCTAAACTTAGGCAGTGGCTGCTGGGGTTTTTGTTTCTTAGCCATAAGCAATCCTCTAAAAGTTGTCGCCCACAGGTATCACACATGTGGGCGACACGCAAGTTACGTCTCGTAGTAGTACATCGTCTCCGTTCCCACATCTTCCATGGTCTTCAGAGCCTTCTCGACGTTCTCTTCAGAGGCCCCCACTGTTTCAGATAACTCCCTCAAACTGTATAGATCAGGCGCATCGCCGTCACCCATAGCCTTTCGAAGGTTCTTCTGTAAACTTATAGCTTGGTCCTGCGGCCCCACGCTCAAGGTCTTGATAACCCGCCACGGTACATCGCCTTTGAAATCCCCCGTGTTGCACACCATGACGGCGTTTGTCTCCAGCCCCTCCTCAAGGCCAAAGGTCTTTACCACCTTAGCAGGTATAAAACATCGCTCCCCCTCGTCCGTAATCCCAAACGCTGTCTGCGTATTCATTACGTCCAAGACAATAATCGATGCCTCTTTTAAGATGCCGTTAAAAATCGGGTTCGTATAGTTCACCATTTTCTTCTTTCTCCTTTAGGTAATTTAGTTCTTCTACTAGCTGCTCGATCCTCGGATCTGCGGTTTCTTCCCACAGTATGTCATCGATCTGTTTATCTAATTCTTTAATCCTCGTCGGGATGTACGTTAGAAACGGATTCATTTTTTTTCCTTGGAAGTTTGTATTTAGCTTTGATCTGGGACAACGCTTGCATCGTCATGTCCATTATAAACGTTGCATCCTTTAACGTAAGACCATTCGACAAAAGTTTGTTTAACTTCTCCGCCTCCTTGGTCAGCTTCAAAGGTCTGCCACCCATCCTGCCGTTGACTTGAAACATATTAACCATCGGAGCATTGGGCTCTTTACTTCCATTAAAACGAGGGTTGTCAGCCTTGTCCTGTTTGTTCTGGACCAACCAATATTCCCTATACACAACCTCGTATTCTTTGCGGTGCGGTATCTTCAGTTTCATATCTGTTTCCCCACTTCCCGAAGGTTCTTAACGTATGTGTCAAGCTCCTCACGCGCTGCAAACAATTCCATCTGCACATTGGGCCGCGCATCACGGCGGTAACGCTCCTCCTGCAACGCATCAACCTGACGCTTTAACCATTTTAATTGAGCCGATTGAAAACTCGTTAAGTCTTGATCACCCATTGCCAACCTCCGGTCTTGCTCGTGGCCGAACAACCCTCGAAGCGTCCTCCGTTACCTCGCAAAACATCATGATGTTGTTGCCATACAAGTCATAAAGCTCCTCGTACAACGGCATCGCCGCATCGTTCCGCAAAACCTCCTGACAATGGGCCTCGTTCTCAAACCAAACCACCGTCTCAAGCTCCTTGCCCTGCAACTCGTAATGCAAAACCAACGCCGTGAAATACTCAACCATCACCAGTCCCTCCCAAATACCTTGCGAAACACCTCATCCAACATTTGATCCATCTCCCTGTCCGTCACTCCTTTATCCTCCAAACTTGCTCCTTCCCAACCTTCTTGCCAGTAGACTTAACCAAGCCCTCTCGATGCAACGTAGATAAATACGTCCGAATAAGCGTTAAACGTAAACCCAAACGATCCGACAGTTGACGCGCCGTGCCCTCGCCACGAGACAACTCTTGGAAAATCTGCTGCCTACGCGTCAGCTTCTTAGCCCTAGAGTTCTTCCTGATATTCGACCATATCTTTTGCAGTAAATTCATCTTGCACACTCCTCGCAAATATAAACATCGTGACCCATTCCAAGAGTCACCTCCTCACCGCAATCACACAATCGCGGCATCTCTCCATCACCACTGCACTCGATACACGGCTCTTGGACCTCGTCCAAATAACCAACGTCACGACCAAAACCCTGCGGTCGAACAACCTCGTAAAATACCTGACCCAACCCATCACAATTAGAACATGGGTCCATGATCGGCGTCTCTTGCATCTCGATCAACATGTTTTTCATCTTACCCATCACGCTTCCTCCTCCTCAAACTCAGGCTCCCAAGTATTGTCCTCACCGTTCAAGTACTCGCCCTCGAACATGCCACCCTCGTCCTGATAAGTAGCATGAACCTTAACACCCATCTCATACAGCTTGTCCCAAACAGGAATAGGAGGACCCCATGCCGTCCAACACCGGAACTCGAACCATGACTTCGTATCCGCATCAAACAAATAACGACCCTGATCATGCGCAAGCTCCTCGTCAATCTCAACGTCACAAACATCCCACTTCGTGCCCCAGTTATTAACACGCCAGTCATACCAACCCTGAACATCGTACCCCTGCCATTGGGTCATGGGCGCTTGCCACTGCTCAAACGGCATCGGACAAACCAACTGACAAAATTGCGGGTTCTTGGCACGACCCCCACGATGAGGATCGTACCCGTTCTCAGTCAATCCATTGTAAAGCATGGATACCAAGTAATGCGGCCCCTCAATACGGACCTGCTGATCACAATGATTAGGCATGGGAACCTCCATCAGTAATGTCATTGTAATCTTCCAAATTTCTCCAACCCTTATGCGAGGTGATGCCGTCACATGAAAATTCCACATAAACGCATAACTTGATATCACCACCAAACATGCGGGCAGTCTTTTCCGCCGTGCAGAAATGATCCCGCATGACAGACGCACTGTATTCCGCAATCCCATTGTCAAATGAATGAACCACAGGACCATCCTTCGTGCTCAACTCAGGGCGGTACACGCCAATGTTCAATATCTCCTGATTAAATAAATATGCCATCAGTCACTCCACAAAATCTAAATCAAAAGAATAATAAGGCTCAACATATCCCCACTCGCAATCAGGGATCTGCATCGAAGCAAACACAGCCCACTCATACGGACCAGCCTCAAATGATACATGCCAAACCTTTTCGTACCCCTGCTCCTTGCGCTCCTCTGGGGTCTTGATGTGAACCTCGTAACTCGGATCCATGCCAACCTTGCGACACCAGTCGCACAACGCTCGATACAACCCCTTCGCCGCACCAGCCCGCGTCTTGTATGACGCCGGATCCCAAGCCAACTCCATCTGCCTATCCACACAATCAAAACTAAACATCACTCATCCTCCTCGTAATGCGAAGCAAGCTCATCATAATCAATCTCACACAACGCACAGTTCAATATGTCACCAACAAAGCCGTTGACCCGCGATCCACTGTCCTCAATTAAATCCTCAACAATCTGCTCGATGTAAGCAGCGTCAATCGTGAACCCCGCCTCTTGGTCCATGGTTAAGCTGTCGCCTAACCACAAGTTTACCAACCAAGTCTCTTTATTGCTCCAACCATTATATCCCATCATACCAACCCATATAAAATATTGTGAATATCAACAGGCTTGCTACGATCCAACTTAAACTCCGAAGTGTAATATCCGTGGATCTTACGACCCTTGAATACAACAATCTCAGTCACCGGACCGCGGTCCTCGAACATCTCACGATTGCGGAAGTACCTCGACCGTAGGTCCTTGATCGTTTTCTGGGTGGGGCTCAACAGGACGCCGTCCTCGCATATAGCATGATATGAATACATCTTAGTCTCCTAGATAAATAAATAGATAACGAAGCACTTGTGCTTCGAGAACAACTAAACCACAAGTCGAAGGGGAAGTCAAGGGGCTGAGTACAGTATAGACACTTCCCCACAGTTTTTTTGTTTTTTTTTTTTTTCATTCCAAATATGGTGTCCCCACCGTCCTCAACTGTCCTCACCATTGATTTCACTCGTTAATCTGCCCTCATTTGAGTACACTTGTGAGGACATGAGGACATTTAGCTGGAGAAAAGTGCTATATATAGGCTTCTTGCAAAGGAAGGCGGGCTGTTGTAAATTGTTGGTAGACCACAAGTGAGGTGTGCATGGGAAAGCTGGAAAAGAAGATCGAAGAAGAACATGGGCGGGTCTTGACCAACCGACAACGGACCTTTGCGAGACACATTGTCGAAGGGATTTACTCGAATGCAGAAGCTGCTCGAAAGGCTGGGTACTCAGCAGAAGTGGCGAACACCAGCGCGTCAAAGCTGCTCAACGGACGGGATTACCCGCACGTTTTGGAATATGTTGTCGAACTCAGGGAGGAAAGGCAGCGTCGATATGGCGTCAGCACCATCGGGCAGTTAGAACGGCTGTACAAGCTGTCATCGGGCGCAGAGGAGGCGGGGCAGTTTTCAGCAGCCATCAACGCCGAAAAGATCCGCGCTGCTTTGGGGGGCCTTACAGTCGACCGGAGAGAAAACATAAACACCATCGATCAGATGTCGCGGGACGAGATCACATCTCGCCTTGCCGCATTGCAGAAACAATATCCGCAGGCGTTTGTGATCGACGGCACGGCAAAGGACATCACACCAGATGAGCAAGGGACCGGAAGCGAACTTTTGGCAATCGATCAGGACAAATCTGCCGAAGAAGTGCTTCGCCACGAGGATTGAAAACAAGCACGGGGGCGGGGTTCCGGATGTCCATGCTGTCTGGGATGGCGTCCCGTTTTGGATGGAATTGAAGGTAGCAAACTCCTACGCCGTCCGTCTCTCGCCTCATCAAATTGCGTGGAATGCTGCATATTGGGCTCGCGGCGGCGCGACTTTCTTCTTGGTAAAGGCCCCCTCTTTGAAGGTGCTATATTTGTTTGAGGGGTACAAGGGGTCTAGTTTGCATGATCACGGGCTGTCTGGGACGGCTGGACACAGGTTCGAGGGTCTTGGCTCGATGTTCGAAGCCCTGCGGCCCCTCGCGCAGCGGTAAGCCCTGCGGCCCCACGCGCGCATTTTCTTTTCGAGGCGACCGAGGGACGAGGGAGCCGAGCCTATTAAACAAGTGTCGAGGAACGAGACTCAATTTTTACCAAAATTTGTCACGCGACTAGCGTGACTCTATTTATGATAGTAGTTGGGGGAGCCGAAGCCCCCCGTTAGTTACCAGTAGTTGCGCGTTGTTGGCGCTTCGGTTTCGAACATCTCCTCTGCTGTCTTTGCTTCTTCCTTGTCGACGGCGCTACCGTCTGTCATCAGGATATCCTTGAGCTCACCTCCTGACAGTCCGAGCATCCCGGCGTATGTCAGGATTGAGAGGTCAGGGTTGATGTCATAGTAGTCGCGGATCTCGTCGTCGTTCCATTCGAACATTGGTTTCATGACGTTCTCCATAATCTGATTTTGTCATCTATGGTTCGTGTAGCGATTGTGAAACCTAGACTCAACGCTGAGTGTCTCATTGCTACACATTCAGATCTGGTGTCGAGGAGGACGCTGTCTCCAACGTCCATTTGATTTAAAATGTCTCTCAATCTTGAGCGTTTTAACGGAATTGGAATGTTCTTTTCGATTTTCATGTTCGTCTCCTATTTGAACAATGTGTCGTATTCGTGGGTTGAAAGGAAGTGTCGGAAGTCGCTACTAACGAGGTCTTCCCACTTCTCCCACTCTTCACGAAACTGCTGTGCATCGTCGCCCTGTATGAAGAACGACCAGCCTGCTTCATATTCGCGGACCTCGACACCATAGCCGAGGTCCTTCATCTGATATCCACCTATGCGCATGATAGCGGCTCCATGGCCCGTAGCTCACTGAGGTAGAAGTGATCGTGCTCTCCGAGCGGCATCATCTTGTCCGCACCGAGTACCAGATACTGATCGTGGTTGCGTTGTGCTACGCCCCAGTATCGGTATCCGAATGTGGTGAGTATGCCGTTGATGCGCTCGCGTGTTGTGACGGTGGGCCACCCTGCGAGGGTAAAGCCGATGTCGCCGTCGAGTGTACGCCATGCGATGCGGTTGCCGTGTAGCCAGACGATCTCACCGTTGGTGCTTGTCCGTGCTGCGTTGGCTGCTCTGCGACGGAAGAAAGCCCGTGCGATCTTGTCAGTTTCTTGTCTCATTAGATGATCCTTTGAAGGTGCGGGAGCCGAAGCCCCCGCGGTTGAAGTTAGTCGACCGTGACTGAGAAGGTGTTGTTCTGGAACCACTGCTCGATCTTGTGGTCGATGTCGAACTCGTCGATCATGTCTACGATATCTTGTGAGTGATCGTGTATGTCGAACTCGTCGATGGATGCGGTGTTCATACCGTCCTGAAGATCGTTGACCTTCTGCTCGATACGTTCGTCGACCTTCTCTTGAATGATGGCCATGATTAGATCGGCTAGTTGGTTAGTTTGATTTTCCATCTGATTTCTCCTTTTGGATGGATTCATTTGTTGCTACAGCCAGGTTCCAACCCATGGCTGCAGCGGTGAGAAGATGTGGGCGTTCCGACTTACTGTGTCGGTTCACCCAATCCATCAACTCGTCCCAATCGTATGGTGTGTGGAACAGGTTGATTCGTTCCATTAAGCGGCGTCTTTCGCTTTGTACTCGACGACTGAGTCATACTCGCGTTGACCGTAGCTGCTGCTGTCGGCCATAGATACGAACGCCTGTGTTAGAACCTTACGAAGATCCTTGTGCAGTTGACGTTCGGTACTCCAACCGTTCCACTCTGAGCCGTGCTCAGTCATAAGGCGTTCGATTGACTTGAGTTCCCGAACTGTGATGTTCAGGCTGATGGGCATATCGTCTGTGTTAGTATAGTTTGAAGTAGCCATGCTGGCCTCCTATGTTTGAGTTAATATCGACTTTAGTTTTTTTATTGAAACGTCTGGCCGATGAAGTAACTCAACGCAAACTTAAACCCTGAGTCAATGGAATGCAGCGTCAAACCACTTGAGGTTTGATGCAGCGTTCCACCTTTACTCAGGGTTTAAGTTTCCGCGTCCGGTACGGAAAGCGGCAGGACATTTCAATAAATAAATAACTATAGATCCCCACAGGGATCTATTCATCTTGAGCCCCTTAACCAACATTGAGTACAGCACACTGAACTAACAGGGCGATACCAGCCCGTGGCCGACGCCCGCAGCGTCAGCGAGGACGTTCGACAGGCCACACAAAGGCTGGAAACCGCGTCGCGCAACTCGTGATTACCAACGCAGGACAACAACCGCGACCATCATGACCTCGGATACTGTAGGTGGCTGGGTCGCGGTCTTGTCCGTCGAACAGTCCGAGCCGAGCGGGACGACCGCGCCACTGCACGGTTGACCCGTCGCCTCGGACGATTCCCGATCAACTCTCCTTCTGTTCACGAGAGTGCGACAGGGATGGAAGCCCGAAGGGCCAAGACCTGAAGGGGCTTGGTTCACGACAGCCCGGGCGTCGCCCAGACTAAGCAGCAGTATAATACATCGCATCTGTTCCCACCAAAAAACAAAGGGTCGAGACTAAAACTTTTCTGGAACTTGCAGCACCCCCGGGGGTATAGAAACGAGCTTACCCAGAGCACAGGTCCTAGAACCAATGACCACTCTGCTACACACATGCGTTAGGGGTTACTGGGCCGAATACCTATTGATATTGTGCAGGGGTCCGACCCCCATCACCCCCTTATTTGCGGGACGGTTGTGCTGTGCGCCCCCTATAATGTTGGTGTTGTAGATTCATTCGTGTATAATACTGTTTGAGAACAAAAGGAGCACGGACCATGGGCCGAGATTATAGGTCTGAGTATGATAATTATCATTCCTCGGACAAGCAGAAGAAGAACCGAGCATCGAGGAACGCGGCCCGAGCTAAGTTATTGAAGTCTGGCAAGGTAAAGAAGGGTGATGGGAAGGACGTTACTCATCGGAACGGGAACCCGAGGGACAACAGTGGGAAGAATCTTGGGGTGCTTTCTGCTAGTAAGAACCGGAGTTATCGTCGGACGCGTGGAGCGAAGAAGGCGCAGGTACATTAGGGGACCCATTGGGTTGGAAAAATCGCGGGTGTATTTTCATTTGGGATTGGGGTATTGTGTTTTCATGGATTTTTAGGAGAGAAGTATGGTTGGGTTATTCGGCTGGATTGAGAAGAACACTGGTTTGAATGTTAGTAACTATGACTTTGACGATAGTGGGAATGCGGTTAGTTACACGAGTCCGTCGCCTGTTACGGAGACTGTTGTTTTGGGCAGGAGTAGTGGGAATTATACGGTTGAGGATGCGTTTGGTAATGTGAAGAGCATTGCGAATGAGGATTACACGGATTGGAAGCGTGAGAACGACCGTAAGCTGGCTATGATTGCTGGGACGTATGAGCCGAGGGATGCGGATGATCGCAGGGAGATGAAGAAGGTTCAAGAGCGGGCGGAGAAGGGTGAGTCTGCTTATGCGAAGGAGGTTCGTGAGTCGGAGAGTGACGGTCCTTATTACGGAGTTGCGGTGGGGGATGCGAGTTCTGATGCTGGGACAATCAAGCAGGATGACAGTGGGAATTGGTATACTGTAGTTAAGAACCCTAATTCTAATACTGTAGGCCGGGATTACAGCATTGATCCGCAGGACAACAGCCAGGGTCCGACGTTTGGAGGGAATGTATCTGATTATGTAGCGGAGACGTTTTCTGATGAGGTAGCGGCTGCTGGTGGCAGCACGGATGTACCTGAGTTTATTGGTTTTACGCAGTTACTGGAGAATATTGTTACTGGAGAGACGACGGATGTACCTTCGGTTGGCTTTGATGCTGAGACGGGTACGTTTGAGACGGGTGCGGCTGCGGGTGCTGCGGTAACGGAACAGACGTTTGACGAGGCGTTTGCTGCGAACCGCGCTGCGGGGAACGATACGTTTGAGTGGAATGGTGGAGTTTACACGACGGATCTTGCTCCTGCTGTAGACACGACTCCTTTTATTCCGACTGGCGGACCTGGGACCTTTGTTCCTGGTGCGTTGCCTGCTGCGGAATATTCATCTCTTACTGTTGGCAGTCCGATGACTCCTCAGTTGGCTCTGGAGTTGGGTTTGTCGGATATTTACCAAGAGGGAGACACTATTTTGCCTCAAGACTTGGTTGCGTTGAGCGATTTAGGTTTTGATGTAGACCAGGAGGCTTTGTCTGGGATTGATTTAAAGACGGGCGCGGATGCTGGGACTATTACAGTAGACACTGTAGGTGGTGCGAACAATGTTACGGATGCGCTTCTTAATCTCACGGGTGAGATGGGTGCGGGGGACATTGGTGTAGATGAGGCCCTTGCGACTTTAAATTTGATAGAGGGCAACGATCTTACGGATGCGGATGTAGCGGCGTTGTTGCCTCCGGAGGTTGATACTACGGCTACTAATTTTGTTGGTGCGGAGACTTCTGCAGAGGACAGCGGTTTCTTAGACGCGGCTCGAAAGACAGCGGGTGCGTACCTTCCTGGGATGTTGACGGGCCTTGGTCAGGGGTTACAGGGTGTAGATATACAGAAGGACCAAGCTCTTCGTGCGATAGAGAATGCTTTAGCGGACGAAACTTACACGGAGAATCAATACTCGATGTCGTTTGGTGAGGCTGGTCGTGAATCGGGAGCGTTTTTAGACGACTCTGAAACTACCAAGATGAAGAATTTCGACTCGTATCAACAGGGTATTGTTGGTAAGGCGGGTGAGTTTGTCAGTGGTCTAGGGGACAAACTTCAGTCGAAAATACTGACTCCCAGAGAGATTGCGGAAAAAAACACGTCTGCGATTTTAGGTACATTGCCTCAAGATTTGGAGATAGCAGGAACAACATTGGGCACGGCTCTTCAGCTGGGCCAAGAGGTTGGTGAAGAATTTGTTGATCTGGCTGTGATGATGATGACTCGTAATCCGTTAGCTCTGGGTGCTATAGGTGTTGTGGGTGCGGGTGAGGCGACTGAAGCAGCAAAACAACAGGCTGATGGTGCTATTCAGACGTTATATGATGAGGGTAAGTTACAGAACAACCCGACGTATTTGAAGGCTGTTGGGATTCTTGGTGAGCAAGGTGCGTTGGATTATCTTGCCAACGAAGTTTTAGCGAGTTCGATTCTTGAAGTTTCTGCGACGGGTGCAACGGACGCAGCGATTAAGGGCAAGATAGGTAAGGCTTTGGGTGAAGGTGCTCAAGAGGTTGCGGAGGCGGCGTTTGTGTCTAACGCGGTAAACAATGTTCTTAATCTTACGGGAGACGACAAACTAAACATTTTCCAAGATGCCAGTGGTAATTTTGTTACGGGTTCTCTTGCCGGAGCGGGTGCTGCCGTGACAACGGACGCGATTGAAACCGGAGTTAATACGGCAAAGAACTTAGCAACGTATAACAACGCAGTGGACAACGCAAAGGCGACAGGTTCTGGATATGATGATTTGGGCGGGTTATTGACGACTGTCGGCGAATCTAAGAAGACGGGCACTCAAGGAAAGTTTTTTGATGCGTTGGGTAATGAGTTTGACACTTCTGCGGAGGCTTCGGCGTCGGACCTTGCGCTTGGTGTTGGTGGTACTTTAACTGGCAATGAGACAACGGTTGCAAAGTTAACCGCTAGTGAGATTCTGCAGTCTGGAGAAAATGTCACGGTATCTACGGATGACGAAGGTAAATTGGTTCTTACGGACAACGACACGAATCAATCGGCTACTGTAGGGGGTTCATTTAGCACAGGCGATACTTTAACTGGCGACGAGACGAAGGTATCGGATCTTCAGAGGACTGAGGACGCTGTACTCGGGGGCACGGACCAGAATGTAGTGGTTTCTAATGTCGGTGGGAATCTTACACTAACTAACGAAAACACGGGTTTCACGGCGGCAGTTGGGGCTGGAACTAATGCCAACTTAATCAATGCGACGAACGCTGTTCAGAACAGTGACGCGAATGCGGCTGCGGCTGCTGGTGCAACGGTGGTTGATACGACAGCTTCTGAAACGCTTCTTGGTGGTGGCACAGATGACGCTGATGCGGCGCGTCCCACAGCGTCTGAGGCACTTTTGGGAGGCACTGGCGTTACTGGGACTGACACAAATGTAGTTTCTATTTTTGGTCAGTATGACCCTAACACGCTTTACACACAGGGCGGTGTTACATATGTCGGTAATCCGTCTCTTGGTGTTACGGCGAATGGTGTGATTAACGATACTTTGTACGAAAACGGTAAGGTTGTTAAACCGTTAAGTGAAGTTGTCGGAACAGGCACAGGAGGCACAGGAGGCACAGGAGGCACAGGAGGCACAGGAGGTATAGGAACCATAGCAACTGGCGTTACTGGGACTGGCGTTACTGGGACTGGCGTTACTGGGACTGGCGTTACTGGGAC